CGGCTTCGCGTCGGTCGCTGCGTTCCGTCGCGTGGGCTCTCGGCGGGCTCATCGTGGGTCTCGCTGTCGCGGCCGATCGCTGGTCGCTGCCGACGCTGGTTATGGCGGTCACGCTCGGTCTCGTCGCCGGTTTCGTCACCGGTTGGGCCGGTCGGACTGGCGAAAATGCGCGGTGGGCGGAGGAGTGCCGGCGGTTGGTGGCCGTTGCGGAGGATGGCGAGCGGATCGCTCTTGCCGAGTGTGAGCGGCTAGCTGCGCTGCCGGTGGCCGTGCCTATGCAAGCGGCGATGCCGGCGATCAATGTGCACGTTCATACCGGCGGTGACCCTTACCGGGATCTCGCCGGCGCCGCAGCGGCCGCGGTTGCTGCGCGGCTACCGATGGTGTTGGAGGCGGGTGACCCTGATGGTGGGTGACCAGCAGATCGAGCAGATCGAGCAGACCCGGCGCAGTGTGTTAGGGCTGACGTGGGGATGCGCGGCAATCGTGATGGCGACGAGCGCGGCTAACGCGGTTTTGACCTTCCAAGCGTTGGAGGGGAACCGTGCGGTCGGTCTCGGTTTCGGTGTCGCAGTGGATCTCGCGTTGTGCATCGGGTTGATCGGTGACCGCCAGCTCCATATTCACGGTGAGTCGTCGAGTTGGGCTCGCGGTCTTCGCCTCACGGCGATGGCGATCTCTGTGGTGCTCAACACGGGTGCCTCGATGATGCACGGGCACTACTTCCTCGGCGGGGTGTTGTGTTTCCTGCCGGTGCTGTTGTGGGTGCTCACGGAGTACGGGCAAGACGTCGCGCTCAAGTTCACGCGGCTGGCCGACTCGGCGAGGATCAAGACCGAACGTCCCGCTCCGGCTCCGCCGGTGGTGGCTCCGGTGGCTTTCCCGGTCGTATCAGGCGCACCGCTCCAAACGTGGCGGCCCATACCGCCACCAGCAGCACGACCGTCAGCCCCACATCAGGTAGACGAGCCAGCGGGTCAGAGAGTGACTCTCGTCGAGCAGGTACGTCGGGCGTCACAAGCCGAGGACATCACCCGGGTTCCGGTTCAGCGGGAGGAGCCAGTCGCCGAGGTGGCACCGGTGCAGGTCGCCGAGCCAGTCGAGGTGCCGAAGCGGCAGATCCCGTCGGTGTCGTCGCCGGTCAGGCCGGTGGCGGTTTCACCCTCGCGGGACTCGAAGCGTAACGACTCAAGCACCGTCGACGATCACGTCAGTGTGGTCCGTCAGATGCTCGTCGATGCGGTCTCGGCTGGTCAGCCTGCACCCGGGCACCCCGCGGTAACGAAGAGGCTCGGTGTGACGCAGTACCGGGCCCGGCAGCTTCTCCAGTTGGCGCGTGACGCGGCAGCTACGGAGGCAGTCAACGGCGGTGCCCGTCGGGGCAAGTTGGCAGCAGTAGGGCAGCGATCAAGCCGGCCCAGTGTCGAGGGTGGTCTCAGTTCGGATGAGCCTCTCGCCGTGTCGCAGCAGGTAGCCAGTGGATCGCCCGGAGGTCAGCACACCACGCGTCCCGCATCAACGACTCCCGTCAAGTCTGACCGGGTGAGACGAGCCGCCGTGGGCGGTCCCTGACGGGATCCCACCCGGTCAGACCAGTCTCCGCCATTGACCCGGGCCACCCGATGCGCTGAGGCGGAGCCGCGTTCCACAGACCACCAGCAGAGACCAGACCGAGGAGGCAGTTCCGATGAACGAGACCATTCTCCGCATTACCGGCAACCTGACCGCTGACCCAGAGCTCCGCTTTACCCCTAACGGGATCGCAGTCTGCAACTTCACCGTAGCTGCCACGGAGCGTCGCTTCGATAAGGCTACCGGCGGATGGGTCGACCAAGAGCCCGTCTTCATGCGGTGCACCGCTTGGAAGCAGCTAGCCGAGAACATCGCCGAAAGCTGCACCCGGGGAATGTCCGTGATGGTCTCCGGGACTCTCAAGACGAACCGCTACGAGACCCGCGAGGGTGAGAAGCGCTCCAGTCTCGAACTGACCGCGCAGAAGGTCGGGGTCGATCTCCAGTTCGGTACGGCGAAGTTCGCGAAGGCTGAGCGCACCGGCGGCAAGCCGGCTAGCAGCGACGCTCCGCAGAGCGACGACCCGTGGGCGAACGTCCGCGGCCCGCAGACTCCGACCGAAGAGCCTCCGTTCGACGACGAGCCTCCGTTCTGACCGGCTGGCCCGGTCGGTCCCTCCTCCCGCGGGGGATCGGCCGGGCCCCGGTACCCGGGTAGGTCATAACTCAAGAGAGGTACTTCCGATGATCGCTCCCATCCTCCGCGGAGCTCCGGTCACGGTGGTGTGGGTCGGCCAGTGCCGGCGCTGCCTTCGCGTGACTGACGAGCAGGAGACCCCTATGAGCGCTCATACCGCAGCGGTTCTCTGCTGCAAGTCCATCCCACTGTGGCCGGTGTCGCTCGTCGAGCTGGTCACCCTCTAGCCGGGCGGTGGGCCTACGGAGATCACTCCCGGGCCCACTGCCTCACCACTTCCCCTGACAACCTCGAAGGGAGGCCCACGATGGGCCTCGGTACCGAAGTCGCTCTGATCAGTGCCGCGCTGGCGTTGGTCGGTGCTGGCCTCTTCTGGAAGGCGAAGAGCTACCCGCCGGCGGCGGGGATGGCGATCGTCTTGCTCGTCGCGCTCGACACGATCTCTCACATCCTGCCGATCGTCACGCTCTTACTGATCGCGGCGAAGGTGTACTCGAAGTACACCGGGACGGCGTCGCTCGTGAAGCGGTGGGCGGGTCGAGCTCGGCGGAAGTCGGGGGTCGCCTCCTCGTTCGACGTTTTCTGGCGCGCGTCGTGGTTCGCGATGCGCCGGCAGGCCCACATCCTCCGGCCGAGCTTCGCTTCGTTGCCGTCGACGAAGGGCCTCGATTCGCTGGCGAAGCTATGGGCGGCTATCACGCTGACCGTCGTGGGTTGCTTCCTCGTTCCGTCGGGTGCGCTGTATGTGCTGCCGGCGGCCGCGTGCGGGATCCTGCTCGGCCACCTATGGCGGCGTGGGTCTGGCTGTCCGTCGATGGCGAGGCGGTGGCGGGTATGGGGGACGACGCTCTCGCTCGTCGTGGGTGTGCCGTTGCACGCGTTCTCGATCCGGCTTGCTCAGGTTGGGTGGTTCACACTTCGGCAGCCGATCGAGCTCGTGACCCTGATTTTCGGGGGCCCTCGGAAGGGCAAGTCGGGTTTGCTGATGCGGATCATTATCGACGCGCCGGGTGCTGTGATCGCGACGTCGACGAGGACGGATCTGTACGACTCGACGCAGGGCATGAGGAGTCTCGGCGGGCGGCCGGTGTACGTGTTCAATGCGGCCGGGCTCGGGAAGCTGGCGTCGACGGTGACGTTCCCGGTGCTGGCGGGTTGCACCGATCCCGTCGTCGCGATGGGCCGGGCGGAAGACATGCTCTCGGGTCAGGTTGGTGGCGGGGAGCGGGAGCATTGGGTCGCCGAGGCGAAGCGGATCTTCGGGATCTTCCTGCACGCGGCCGCGCTCGATAAGCGTCCCCTCGAAGACGTGCAGCGGTGGATCTCTGACACCGACCGATGGCACCGTGAGATCACGGCGGCTCTCAAAAAGTCGTCGCAGCAGATCTACGGGCCGATGGTCGAGCAGTTCCTCAAGACGAACGACCGGACGCGGACCTCGGTCACGAACGGGCTCTCGCCGGCGCTGGCGTGGCTGGCGTCTCCTGCAGCGGTGGCGGCCGCGTCGGATCTGTGCCCGCTGGACGTCGAGGATCTGCTGCGTCGGCGTGGCACGGTGTACCTGCTCGGCGCGAAAGAGACTCATACCGCGCCACTGCTGGCCGGGTTGACTGGTCTTATTGCGCGGGAGGCTCGCCGTTTAGCTGCGTCGGATTCGAGCGTGTCATCGGGTCGCCGGCTCGATCCTCACCTGACGTTGGCCCTCGACGAATGCGCACTGATTTGCCCTATCCCTCTCGACGACTGGTCGGCTGATATGGGTGGCCGCGGTGTTCACATTGTGGCGTGTTTCCAGTCTCGGGCAGATATTCGCGCGAAGTGGGGAGTCGAAGGCGGTAAGCGCATTTTCAATAACTCGGGCGCGATGGTCCTATTCGGTGGGACGAATGACGAAGAGGACGCGCGGCTTTGGTCGACTCGGACCGGGGTCCGGGATGAGCTCGTCGGCGGGCAGACGCGGCAGGTGCCGGTTTTGACTCCGCAGCAGATCGCGGATTTGCCGCCGTGGCGTGTGGTGCTATTCCCGTCGGGGATGCCGTGTTCGCTCGGGAAGGTCAAGCCGGCGTGGAAGTACCGGGACTATAAGCGGTGGATGCGTCACGAGGCAGCCGCTACGCAGGCTGCGGTCGATTCGGTTATCGCTGCGGCGGAGCGGGAGACGGAGCTCGCGGAGTCGGTGCCGGCGTTGTCGTGGTCGGGCGACGGTGTGTACCGGTCGGGTGGCGCGGTCGACGAGCCGGTCGGTCCGGTGCCGGCGCAGCGGTCGGTCGACCCGCGGTCGAATAGTCGGGCGGGTGGTTCGGGTGAGTGAACCGACGAACGGTCGGTCGGAGGGTCATTCGACCGCGTTCGACTGGAAAGGTGCGTTCCGGTCGTTCGGGCAGGAGTTGGAGCGGGTCAACCGTCGGGTTACCGACCTCGACGAGCTGCTCGCCACGCTCGCCCGGGATGTGACGGCGATCAATGAAACCTTGGAGGACGCGAAGGGCCAGGCCACGGTGTCGTGGCTGCTGCTGGCGGATCCGGTGGCGGCCGTGGCGGTGCTCGGGGATCTGGCGGTGTGGTGTGAGGAGGTCTACCTCCGGTACGACGACGCGGCGTTGCCGGCGTGCTGGCTGTGGCATGCCGGGCTCGTCGAGGAGCTCCTCACCCTCCGCCAGGGTCACGCTGACGCCTTCCACTCGAAGTCACGCTCTGCAGCGAAGGCTCTGGACTGGCACGAGCGGTACCGGCCCGGCGTAGTCAAGCGGCTCCTCGAAACGGTCCGGGACTGCGACCTCTCCAAGCACGAGCCACCAGCACTGCCGAGGCCTACCCCTCTCAAGCTCACGATCGAACGAGCAGCAGTAGCTCACGCGCAGGGACTCACCATCACTCCAACCTCTGACGAGATCACCGAAGCAGACGCCTACCAGCCGGACTACACACCCACGCAGCAGCAGTAACGAAGGCACCCTCTCAACCGATCACTCATCTACAGAGCAAGATCACGAGAGCAGGTCAACCCATGAACACACAAGATCCAAATACACAATCCACTACCAAGATCACGAAGTCAGTCACACCTAGGCATCCCGATGTCCAGGTGATCGACTTCGCGCTTCGCGCTCGTCTATCGAAGATCAACGGCACGCCGTGTTAAGCGTCGGCGTCGGGTATGACTCTGCGTACTACACGGGCATCGTTGGGTCCGGCCGTGAGGGCTACTACACGGGCGCCTCAGCGACGGGCGAGCCTCCCGGCGTCTGGCACGGTGCCGGCGCTGCGGAGCTCGGGCTCGTCGGGGAGATCGACCCGGAGCTCATGCACGCTATCTATGACCTACTCCTCGACCCGCGGGATCCGAACACTCACGACCGGACGACATGGGGCAAGGCGGAGGGCCTCGGCGCGGCGCACAAGCACTACCAGTCCGCGGAGCAGCTCTACGCAGCGTCACTAGAGCGGGAGCCCGACGCCGGCCCGGAGCGACGATCCGAACTCCGGCAAGCGGCGGAGGAAGCGGCCCGGCAGGCGGTCGAGTTGATCGACGCGACGTTCTCGCCGGCGAAGTCGGTCACGGTCACCGCGGCCAGCTTCGAGCGGATGGCCAACGATGCTGCAGCGCGTGGTGACCACGAGGCGGCCGCCATGTGGTCGATGCGGCATGCGGCGGTCGAACATGCGGTGATGATGGGGGCGACCGCTTCGGTCGACTACCTGCAGGATGTCGCCGGCTACGGTCGAGTGGGCAAGCACACGGCGGGTGGTCCTAACCGTTGGGTCGACTCACATAAGTGGGTGGTCGCGCAGTTCCTACAGCACGACAGTCGACTGCACGATCCTCAGTTGCACGTACATCAGGTAATCCTCAACCGTCAGCTATGCGCCGACGGGAAGTGGCGCGCGCTCGACTCGCGGGCGATCCATGGGTACAAGCGGGCAGCCGGCGCGATGGGTGAACGGGTCATGGAGGCCGAGCTCGCACGGTCGCTCGGTCTGCAGTTCGAGACGCGCGTCGACGGTCAGGCCCGGGAGGTCGTGGGAGTCGACCACAGGGTTATGGATCTGTTCTCAGAGCGGTCGAAACACATCAGCGCGAAGACCGCGGAGCTCGCCGACGCTTTCCGGGAACGGTACGGCAGGGAGCCGTCGGCGCGGGACATGACGATGCTCAAGACCGAGTCCACGCTCATTACTCGTAACGCGAAAGAATACGGCGGGGAGAGTTTCGTTGAGCGTATGGACCGGTGGGAGGCGCAGTGCCGCGCGGAGATCCCGGCCGGGTTGGCCGCGGTCGCCGAAGCCGTTCTCGAGAACGCAGCGCGGCCCGCGGAGCCGGCGACGTGGGTGCCTCGGGACGTAACCGAACGGGCCCTCGCAACGCTGACGGATAAGGGTCAGACGTGGGGCGACTCGGACGTCACGGGCGCGGTTGATAAGGCGTTGCCGGCAAATCTCGGGCTCGCTCCGCAAGACGTCCGGCCATTCTTGGAAAGTGTCGTCGCGGAGACGCTGGCGGCCGCTATCCCGGTCAAGAAAGGCGAGACCACCACCAATCTGCCGAGCGCTCTGCGTTTGGAGAATGGACGCTCGGCGTATGAGGCACCAGCGGCCCGCCGGTGGACGGCGGAGGGTGTGGTCGCCGCGGAGCGGTTGCTGCGTGATGCCGCCGTGCTGCGGGGGGCAGCGACGGTGAGCTTGGAGCAGGCCGAGGAGTACATCGCGCGGTATGCGTCGTCGGATCATCGCCTCGGTGAGGATCAGGCCGCGATGCTGCGGGGGATCCTGACGTCGGGGGCGTTGACGGAGACGGTGTGCGCGCCGGCGGGGACGGGCAAGACCTTCGCCGTTGGAGCGGCCGCAGAGGCGTGGCGGGAGATGGGTCGCAGCGTCGTCGGGCTGGCCACTACGCAGAATGCGACGGAAGAGCTCGCGGCGGAGGGGTTGGACTGTCGGAACATCGCCGGGTGGCTCAAGGCGCAGGAGCGGATCGAGCAGGGTCACCCACGGCCGGGCGATGAGCTCTTCGAGTTGACGCCGGAGTCGATGGTGTTCCTCGACGAGGCGAGTATGACGTCGACGCTCGACCTCGCACGGGTAGCGGAGAAGTGCAACGACGCCGGCGCGAAACTGGTCTTCGTTGGTGACCCGGCGCAGCTCTCACCGGTGGGCCCGGGTGGTGCGTTGGCTGACCTCGCAGAGCACGGGATCCGGTACGAGCTCTCGACGGTGCGACGGTTCGCTGACCAGTGGGAGCGGGATGCCTCACTGCGGTTACGGGCGGGCGATAAGTCGGCGATCGCGGATTACGACAAACATGGCCGGCTGCGCGATGGGGGAAGTCGGGAGGAGACGGAGGCGGCCGCTGCCCGGGCGTGGCTGGCCGACACGCTCGCGGGGAAAGAGTCGCTCCTACTGGTCGGTACAAATGACGCAGCGGACCGGATCGCGGGGCAGTTGCGGGACACGCTCGTCGAGCTCGGCATGGTCGAGGAGGCCGGTGTTCCGCTCGGGATGCAAGGCACTGTCGCCGGCGTCGGTGATCTCGTGCAGGCCCGTCGCAACGGCTGGGAACTGACGGGATACGAGGGGAACACGCGGGCACCGATCAACCGTCAGGCCTACGAGGTGACGGCGACCCGCGATGACGGCGGTCTCGTGGTGCGGGCTTTGCATGCCGACCCGGAGGATCCGGCGGCCAAATTAACGCTGCCGGGCTCCTACGTTGATTCGGCGATGTGTTTGGCGTATGCCTCGACGGTTCACGCTGCGGAGGGCCGGACGGTCGACACTGGTCACGAGATCATCGGTGACGGTATGGACGCCTCCGGGGCCCTGGTGGGCCTCACGCGTGGTCGTGAGTCCAACACGGCGTGGGCGGTGACGCAGCGGACCGCGCAGGACGCGGAGCCGGGGCAGGTTCACGAGGTCGAGGAACGCTCCGCGGTGGGTGTGATGCGGGATCTGCTCGAACGGGCGGAGGAGCAGCGAACGGCGACGGCGCAGCAGGAGCAGGCCGCGATCGACGAGGTGTCGACCCGGTCCCACGCGGAGAAGCTCATAGATGGTGTCAATCAGGTACTCGCGGACCGCTCGGCCGGTGTTCTCGACGCTCTGCACGCGGAGGGTGTCCTCTCGGCGCACGACCGTGAGCGGTTGGCCGGGGATACCGGGATGGGTGCCCTCGATCAGCTGCTCCGGCGCGTTGAGCTTGCCGGCCACGATCCGCGGGAGGCGCTCGCGACCGCGGTGACGCAGCAGGGTCTCGACTCGGCGCAGTCGCCGGCGCAGGTGTTGCACTGGCGGGTGAGAACGTCATATGACGATCGTCTGACTCCGGTGGCTCGGTCGCATGCGGATCTCATTCCGGCGGATGTGCCGGCGGAGTGGCGGCCGTGGCTGACTGACCGGGCCGACGCTGCGGACGATCGTCGGCGGGAACTCGGCGCGCAGGTGGCGGAGGAGGGCCCGCAGTGGCTCGTCGAGGCTCTCGGTGCGGCGCCGGAAGATGCGATCGCGCGGGCTGAGTACGAGCACAAGGCTGGCTATGCGGCCGCGTACCGGGAGCAGACGGGTCACACGGCGGAGGCGGATCCGTTGGGTTCGGCGCCTCCTGCAGGGCTGCCGGAGAAGTTCGCCCTATGGCACGCGGGGCATGCTGCGCTCGACCTGCCGGACGCCGGCGCGGATGAGGCGAAGATGTCCGACGGGCAGCTCCGCAACCGTGTGCGCGCGTACGAGCGTGAGACTTTCTGGGCTCCGAAGTACGTCGGCGACCAGCTTGCAGCGACGTCGACGGCAGCCGATCAGGCGAGGGTTGACGCGCAGATTTGGGGGGCCCGGGCGGAGGTCGAGACTGAGGCCGAGGCTGCGGTGCAGTTGCGTGAGGCGGCTCAAGCGGCCGCGGCGGAGGCGGAGCTTCTAGCGACGAGGGCTGCGCAGCTTGATAAGAGCGACACGCAGCGCGCGGATTGGTTTATTCATACGTCGAAGACGAGGGAGGCCTCGGAGCGTGCTCGTGCGGCGTTGGGGGCCCGTGGTGTGGACCTCGACGCGCCGGCGGAGCGGACGACTGCGGCGGAGTGGCTGGCTGCGCATGTCGAGGAGCAGCGGGCCGATGAGCGTGGGCGGCCGGTGCGTGATGAGGTCGAGCTCGTCGACGAGGAGTCGGAGGCGGTGCGCGCGGAGGTCGACGAGGCGACGACGCCGGCGTTCGCTGATGGTCTACCGGAGACGGCGCTGCAGGATATTCGGGAGACTGCGGTCCCGGATGTGACGGAGCTGGCCGACGAGGCTGTCCAACGCCGGGTGCCGGCGGTCGATGAGACGGCGGAGGCGGTGGATCGGGCGCATGAGGCTGCGCGGGAGATCCAAGCTAGGGCGACTCTCGACGCACAGAACGAGGACGACCGTCACGCGCAGCAGCTCTCGGCGTGGGCAGCCGCGGATGAGGCTCGCGAGTACGAGTCAACGGAGTGGCAGCGGGACGAAGAGCCGGCGTGGGAGCACTAGGAGGCGTACCGGGCGCGGGTTTCGTCGATGAGGTCGACGAGCTCGCGGTACCGGCGCGCGGTGGCTACCGCTTCGGTGTTCAGGGCGAGGCGTTGCTCGGCGTGCCGGTACCGGGCCGGTCGCAGCATGGTTGCAGCGGTGACGAGTTGCTGCGCGGTGACGGGCTGGCCGTCCTCTTGCCGGAGTGGCAGGGGGAGCGGGGAGACCTGCCCGTCGGTGCCGAGGAGCCAGCGCAGGCAGCGCCAGGTTCCGTCGGCGTAGCCGGGGTCCGTGGTGACGATCGCCCACGCTGGCACTTTGAGTTGTTGGCAGATCAGGGTCAGTGGTGGTGGGCTCTTCTGCTCCGTGAGGCTGAGCGCTGTCCAGAGCTCGGCGCGAGCGTGGTTTTCCTCGACGGGTTGCTCGTCGCGGTCGGTGATGGGCCCTACGCGGCCGCCACGTACCCACGCGATCGACGCTGCAGCACCGATGACCCATGGCCGGCGGGTGTCTTCGGCAACGCGGAATGCCAGCCAGTGAAAGTCGTCGACTTCGGCTGGTCGAGGTGTCACCCATTGCGGGGTGCGCGCCACCCATTCACCCACGGGCCGAGTATGCCTTACATGGTTGTAATTCCGCCTGTCCCTCGTGGTGTGGACTGCGCGGACGCCTCCGGCGACTCATCGTTTTCTCCCTCCCCACCCTCGTCGGGATGGTCTAACCGCGTCCCGAATGCGTCAAGGGCGAACCGTCGCGGGCCCCTGCACCCACGACGAACCGCTCGCTGCGCTCACCGCTGCGCGGCCCTTGACGCCTCCGTGCCACGGCTAGAGGCCGCCGGGTGTCGGGTGAGGGAGGGGTCTGGTGTTTGTTCTCGCTGCTCAGGGCCCGTATTCAGCTCGGGTGGTTCCGCCATTCGGTCGTATGTGGTGACCCCCGGCTAGCGTACTATTAGAGGTGCTGGCGACGGCTGGCTAAGCACGGAGGAAGAGGTGCCGTTATGGCAAGTCGAAGTGATCGGATCGCAGCCGAAGGTTGCCGGGATGATCTCGATAAGCGTGCGCAGATGCTCGGTCACTCAATGAAATGGGAGCTCGGAGCGGACTCGACGAAACGCGGGTGCTGCTATCACTTCGTAGGTCGGTGTGAGAACTGCGGGGCGATGGCGACGGCGATGCCCGGTTGTTCGTCGTGCCCCACAGTGCTAGACGCGCGGCGGGCGATCTGCAGCGGGCCCGGTACGGCGATCCTGACGGAGATCGAGGAGTCGCGTTCATCGGAACTCATCGCCGGCGCGGTCACTGCGTTCGGTCGAGCGGTGGCGGAAGACCAGCAGGGCGAGGTCGATGGCGAGCGGATTGGAATCGCTACCCGGGAGCTCGTCTTCCACATCGACGAAGCGGACGCGGCGATCAGGATGGCTGGCCGGGAGCTCGATCTCCTGCTCGGTGAGTTGTACGACGTTGAGCTAGTGGGAGCTACTGGTGACGACATGCGCCATGAGCTTGAGGTGGCAAGTCGGGCGATGCGGAACGTTCTCCGGGCAGTGCAGCTCCGACGCACCCTGCTCGCACCATGAGTGAACCGTTGCAGCCGCGTGATTGGGGCGTGTCGTGGTTCGCCGGCCGGGCACTGCCGGGGACGTGCCAGCGGTGCCAGCAGGCAGGGCCGGTGTTCACCGGTTACGAGGGCGGTCAGGTGACCGCGGTGGTGATGTGCGGGTTCTGTGGCCCGTTGGCTATTCGGGAGACGCGGATGAGCTGCGGGGTCCGTCGTGGCTAAGCAATCCCGGACGCTGGTCGGTGACGCCGAGGCGCGTCGTCGTGACGCCGGCGGGGGCATGGCCGGGGAGCACGCGGCGGAGACGGCGGTGCTCGATCGAGGTGGGTTGTGGATCGAAGGCGCGTGGTACTGGCGGGTGGACCTCGAAGCGCAGCAGCGCGCCGAGCGGGAGGCCCGCAGCAGGGCACACGCGCCGAAGACTCGCCGGGACGGTGGACCGTTGCCGTCGCTAGCGCATTACCGGCCTACGGAGCGGTGGGTTCCTCACCCTCGTGGGCACGAGCCGTATTTCGCGGGCGCGGTGGCGCGGTTGTGGGCATGGGTTCCACCAATGGAAGGGAGCGCAGGGTGAGTGAGGCGCACGAGGTGAGAAAGGGCCTGCAAGCGGCCGCGACGGCACTGGCCGGGATGGCGCTGCAGCAAGACCGGATCGCGGACATGCTCGCGACGTGGGATAAGCGGGCGAGCTGGGAAGACGGGATGACCGTTCCCGACAGTGTCTACGTAGACGAGCGCCGGCAGGCGCGGACGTGGGCGTCGGCGGCCGCGGAGCTACGAGCGGCGATCGCACCGTCATCGGAAGACATCAGGGCAGCACTGGCGAAGTTGGAGGCGAGAGCGCAATGACAAACGTGCAGCGGGACGGGCGCGGCGCGTGGGTATGGCTGTCTGACGAGGAGCTCACAGTTGTGCACACGGCGCTTATGGAGTCCGCGAACACGGAGCGGAGGCTCTCGTTCAATGGGCACGACGAGCAGGTTCGGGTAGTCGAGGGTCTGATCGCCCGGGTACTGGGAGCGGTGCCGGCATGACCGACGAGGACAAAGTCGCGGCCGCGCAGCAGATCGCGGAGCAGATGGCGCTGCAGCTTCACCTTGCGGTAGTCGTGACGCCGGTGGGCGAGGACGGCTGGCGTTGGGGGCAGCCATCGGTCGTCGAGGCGAGTCACGTCCTCTCGGTGCTCGATGACGGTGGGTACGAGCCGGGTGGCTTCACTCGGACTTTGATTGAGGCGATGCTGCGGGCGGATGCGTTGAGTCTCGGCAAACTGGCGCTCGCTTTCCCGGGCTATGCCTCAGCCATCTATGCGTACAAGTTCGACCTCGACGGGCTCGACCGGCTCCGAGTGGTCGTTTGGGGGAATCGGAGGCCATGACTGAGGAGGAGCGTCGGACGTTGCGGGCGGATCTCCTGCTCGCCTTTCAGGACTCGGAAGTTATCAAGGTCGCCGAGGACGGCAAGCCGGTGCGGTGGGATTCCGCGACGGGTGAGGAAGCCGAGCGGATGGCGGATCTCGTGTTCGCGGTGCTCGACGAGCATGGTCTCGACGTCGTCGAGGTGCCCGGTGCGTCTCGGGGTGAGCGGGAGGCCGCGGAGCTGGCCACTAGCTACCGGGTGACCGACGCCGGCGGCCAATTGATCGAGGAGGGGTCGCCCGTCCGGTATCCGAATGGCGTCGAGGGGATCTTCGGCCGGGTCATCACCCCCGGCTGCGTCGAGGTGGACGGGTTCGCGCAGCTATCGAGCAAGTTCGGGCTGACGGTTATCTCCGTCGCGCCGGCGGAGCTCACGATGCCGGATTTGCCTGCAGAGCAGTAACGCTCGGACGTCGAGCAGCGATACATCAGAAAGGGCCCGTCGACGGATCGGCCCGCACAGCACGGAGGTGAGATCAGTGGACTGGCGGCATCGTGGATCGTGTCGGGACGAAGACCCGGAGCTCTTTTTCCCAGCTCCGAAAGACACGCGTGCGCTGGCCGAGGCCCGTTCGGTGTGTGAGACCTGCCCGGTAGTGGCGGAGTGCCTCAAGTGGGCCCTCGATAACGGTCAGATCGACGGGGTGTGGGGCGGTCTGAGTGAGGACGAGCTCCGTAAGCACCCTGATCGGAAGGGTCAGACCGGGGGGATCGAGGCCTACGTCGAGTGCCGTCGGTGTCACAAGATGCTGCCGGTAGAGCGTTTCGGCCGTGACCGGAATCGGTCGAGTGGCCGTAAGGCGCGGTGCGGGAAGTGTGTTTATGCGGCGGAGTCGGATCGACGGGCGCGGAAGCGAACGGAGGTGCAGGAGTCGCTGTTTGCTAGCTAGTTAGTGGGGCCCGGCTGACGTGGTCGGGCCCTTTCAGCACGGAGGCGAGGAGATGGCAGTGAGTGAACCATTTGACGGTCTTAACGAGGAATGGCTAGCTGAGGAAGATGCTCGGTCTTTGGCATTTCAGGCGACCGGTGGGCGGTCGTGGTATCAGTCGCCGAGCGACGGGACGTGGCGGTCGGTCACCGGTGGGTGGTCGCCGTCGGAGCTCGCTAATCGGATGACGATGGGGGACGCGACTCCTCGGCATGAGGCGGCCGCGGCTGACTTCTGGGCGATGGCGGCCCATCAGGCGTACGTCAATGCGAATTACCGCGCGGAGGAGGAGCTGCAGCGCGACGTCGACGAGGAGACCTCGCAGTCGCAGCAGGCCGCGGTCGAGGCTACGGAGCTGGTCGACTTGACGGGGCAGATCCTCGTCGAGTTGCAGGATGAGGCCGATCGGCTCAACGACCGGGCCGACGCGGTCGAGCAAGCACAGTTTGAGGCCTATAACGCTCGGGTCGAAGCGGTCAAAGCGGTGCATGAACAGTTGATCGACCGGGATTTGTACGACTCTCACCGTCATCAGGACGACTACAGCGACGAGATCTGGGCGCAGGCTGAGCAGCTCGTCGACGTGGGCATCACGAGCGCTGACGTCGACGTGATGACGGGCCAGCGCGACACCTACCACGAGGAGTACGACGACCTGTACGAGCAGCACCAGCACGCCGAGTTTGAGCGGCAGCGTGACGAGCGTAAGGCGCAGATGGCCGCGGAGGGCCCGGTGTCGGAGGCGTGGCGCGCAGCGGTGGGAGTGACGTACCACGAGCAGGTACTCGAATACGGCAACGATGGTCGACCGGAAGACGATCGGTTTTTGACCGACGCCGAGCAGGCCACGCGAACGGCTGCGGTCGACCTGATCGCCCGGGCGACGGGTGTCTCCCCCGGGTACGTGCATAGCGAATTGCAGGACGCAGCCCACGCTTACGGGCAGGCGCCGGGCACTGACTATGACCCGGACTACTTAGCTCCGCCGGACTGGTCAGAGTTTGTGAGCGGCTACGAGCGTCTCGGTTTCGAGCCGGCTCCGCCGGAGGCAGTCGAGGGCCCTTTAGTCCTAGAGGACGGCACCACTTTCACGGCTGACGAGCCAGCACCGGTCAAGCTCACAGAAGCGGGCGAGGCGGAGGCACTGGCTAGCGCGTGGGATGCGCAGGCCGAGCGGATGCGGGGCGATGTTGCCAGTGACTTGCTCGCGGCGAATGTCGAAGAGCTCACCGGGGCGACTCTGACCGAGGAGATCCCGGAGGCCTTGCTCGATCGGGGTATGAGCTCCGATGAGTTGTCGGCCGAGCTCTTCCCGGAAGGTGATGCTGCGGTCGGCGACAACCTCGCACGTATGGAAGAGACCGCCGGCGTGCTCCCTGATACATGGGAGGCAAAGAATCCCGACGCTCCGTGGGCAGCGCATGAGGACAACGTCGCGGCCGCGGTCGATGCGTTCGGGCCGGATGTGTTCCGTCCGTTGCCGGCTGAGCTAGTCGACGCGGTTGCGGCGGAAGCGGCCGCGGGCTCGGAGCTCGAACTGGCCGCAGGTGAGCGGGAGCGTGAGGAGCACACTGACCACCTCTTCGAGGAGGCTCTCGCGACGGATCCGGCGTTCGCTGCGCGGATCGCAGATAGCGCCCGGTCGCATGCCGAGGCGGCTCTCGGTCGGGAGCTCGAACCGTGGGAACACGCAGCGATCGACAATGCGGCCAGGGAGGGTGCCGAGCTCGACGCCGACGATCTGACGACGAAGCGGGCCGAGCGGGACTACGAGGACGCGATGAGCGCTGGTCTGGCCCGAGAGGAGGCTCTCGCAAATGCGGAAGCGGACCTCGGTCGAGATCTGACCTTCGAGGAAGCGGTTGCCGCGGTGGCCAGCGTCGACGCGCAGGACGGTGACGGGCTCGACGAGCGGGTCGACGACGAGGCAGCTACGGCGGAGCGGTGGGACGATACCGTCGCCTCCGCCGGCGCGTGGCAGGACTTCCTCCGTGGTCAGGAGACGGCGAAGGTGGCCGAGCTCGAAGCGGAGGCCGGCGCGCTGCAGCAAGACCTCGACGCGGGCAACGTGCCAGCAGCAGAGGAACACGCGGTAGCCGAGCACGTCCAGCACCTCGAAGAGGAAGCGGCGATCGCTCGCGGGGAGTGGCCGTTCGAGAGCGCAGCACCGACGCCGGCGATGCAAGAGCAGATCGACACGCACCGTGCGGCGTGGGATGCGGCTACCGAGGACGTGGCCCGGATGCAGGGCACGACGGTCGACACCCTCGACGTGCCGATCGTGACGGCTGATGACTTCGCTGAGCTCGTCGAGCGGGCCGAGGCTGCAGTGCGGGAGGAGGAGCGGCTCGCAGGCGCGGACGCGGCCGCTGACGTCCAAGAGCAAGCCGACCTAGCCGGCGCGGCAACGGAGCCGGCGGAGTATTGGACGCCGGCGCGTGAGGCGGAAGCTGCAGCGCAGTATCAGCGGGCTTTCAACGCGGCCAACGCCGACCCGGCGACTATTCCGCCGGAGGTGTACGCGAAGGGTTGGGATGCGGTAGCTGACTACCAGCAGGAGCAGGTCGACGCCGACCCGGATCCGGCGGGTTGGGCTTCCCTGCCGGCTGACGTGCCGGAGTGGGTAGCGGAGCAAGGCTCCGAGGCGACTGCTGATTACGTCGCCGAGCGGGCCGATCGAGAGTCCGTTCCGTCACCGGTGGCCGGTGATGAGGAGCTCGGCGACGACGAGCCGGATCGTGAGGGTCACGGGGTGCCGTCAGATGAGGAAGTCGAGGCGCGGGGTTACGGGCTAGATGCGTACGAGCAGGCCCTCGCAGACCCGGATGACGACGACGGGACGGTGTACGACGATCCAAAGTTTCGGGCTGAGCTCGAAGCGGCTGCAGCGGCCCGGGCGGAGGCAGCGGAGCAGGGAAAATCGGAGGCCGCGGAGGCAGTACAGGCAGCGCATGAGGCCACGCAGGAAACGGTCGACGCGCAGCAGTCAGCCGACGCGGCCGCACCAGCGGCGGAGTCAGCCGCGGAGAGCAGTGGGGATGGTGACGGGTCGTGAGTGGTGGTCATTGGTGGTCGTGGTTCTCGGGTGAGTGTTCTAACCCGGTGCAGGTGGTGGCGCAGCCGACGGCGACTGGCGCGGTGAGGGACGCTCACGCGGCGACGAGGGAGACGATCGCGGTAAGCACGCGTTCCTCGTCGTCGGGTGCTGCCTCGTCGGCTAGCGGTACCTACTGCGTGGGCAAGGCGGCGGGGTCGTGACGGAGGGTCCGGTGTTGCCGCCGTACTACCTCACCCACGAGACGCCGGCGGGCCGGAGGTACGCGTACCCGCGGCCGGGTCGAGACGCTGACTACGGGCTGATGTTCCCGATAGCGGCGTCGACTCCCGTTCAGTGGTCGACGGTGTCAGGGTCGGTGGTGCAGCGCGGGGACTGGCTGATTTCGACGGTGCCCATGGAGCAGGTCACGGTGACGTGGCAGCCGCCGGACGAGCCGGGCCCGTGGGTGAAGCGGACCGAGGCACCGGAGGAACCGATCGCTCGGCAAGCGTGGATGCACGCGCCGGCGGAGCCGACGATCAGCGACGTCGAGCACTACCGCAGTTATGGATGTGACCTCGACGAGTGCTGTCTCCGGTGCCAGTTCCACCGTGCGGTTTACGCGCGGACGACGGTGCAGCCTCCGGCGAAGTCGAGGCAGTTCGATTTCGGTCTGTGGCGGCCGCTGCCGGGTGATGTGGATATGTACCCGGGGCAGCAGTGGGTCGTCGACGAGCCGAGCCTCTTAGCGGTGTTCGGGCGTCACACGGCGCATATGTGGCCGGGTCAGGTGCCGGGGTTCCGTGAGGCGGTCAAGAAAGCGCTCGACGGTCATCCTCGGGTCGAGCACGTCTTCGAGGATCGGGCTCGGCTCCGGCCCGGTACTTACGAGGTGGTGTCGCGGATCCCGTGGGAGAAGCCTCGGACGGTGCTCCGTGACCGGTACGGGCGTGGTGGCCGAAAGCTGCGGGGTCGGGAGCAGGTGCCGTCGCCGATCGCTCACTCGTGGCGGGTGACATTGAACGTCGCCGAGGGCCTGCACGCGTCGTCGAAGGCGCGGGCGGTCGGTTCGTGGGACGCCGAGATCGAGCGGGTGGTCGGGCGGTTCTTGCCGGCGGATGTTGTGGCTTGTGATCGCTGTGATGGTCACGGGCATCTACTACGTGAGGAGGTGCCGGAGTGAGCGACGATCGGGTCGAGGTGTGGGAACGGGTGCGTTGCCCGCATTGCACTAAGCCGGTGTTGACGTCGAACGAGGGCCGGACATTGCGGGCCCACTCCCGGTCGAGGAAGCCGCGCCGGCGTTGTGATGGGTCGGATATGCGGGTCGTCGATGCGTTGGGGAGAGCTGGCGCTGACGTCGAGCACGTCCGACGGGGGAGGTCGAAGTGAGTTGGTACGACTATCAGCGGGCGAAAGAGTTGTACGTCTCCGATGTCCCGTTCTATGCCTTGATCATGGCGGCGATGCTCAAAGCGGACTCGCGTAACTCAGCCTTCCTCGGTGCGGTGTTCGGTCAGGTGCAGCGGGAGCTCGACGCGCGGTACAACGCGCCGGGAGGGAAGCTGCCCGGTGATGACGAGCCGATCAACGTGGTTGTCACGGTGATCACTGCAGAAGAGCTGCAGGCCATGGCCGAGAGGGAGATCGTGCACCGGTGTCCGGCGATCGGGGAGGGCCGTACGCAGTGCTGCAATCAGATCGTTTTCGAGCTCCCTCGGGATCACCGGATGACGGATCTCCCGGGTTTGGTGACCTGCAGGGGACCGGAGGCTCCTCATGCGGTTTAGCGCGGGTGAGCTGGCCTACGCGGGGATTGTCCTGCTAACGGGCATGTTCGCTTTCCTGATGGTGATGGGTTGGCTTCCGTAATGGAGGCGTTCGAGGCGGTGGTGCTGGCGCTGCTCACCGTGGCGTGCGTCGGCGCCGGCGCCGAGCTCGTGTTCTATGTGCTGGCCGGGCGACCAGTGGGCGTGTTGCTGGCCGGAGGGTGCCTGATCGTGGGCCTCTCCGGCGGTGCCGCTTTCTGGTGGCCCTCTTCCGCTGTGGTGTAACTGGCAGCACCCCGGACTTTGGTTCCGGGAGTCTAGGTTCGATCCCTGGCAGCGGAGCAGTAACGGGCGGTGTCTCGCCGGCGATAGTCCGGGTGTGAGGCGCGCACCCGGCGGGCCCGGAAGGTAGAAGAGGTGGGCCGAGTGATCGCTTTCCTGCTCGGGGATCTGGTGATCGGGGACCTTCGCGTCCCGGTGTGGTTCCTCGTCCTCGGTCTCGTGATCGGGGTTGGTACCGCGCTGGAGATCCTCCTAGATGTGAGGAGGGGGAGGTGAGCGGTCCGGTCGGGGTGGCCCGGGTGTGTGTGCTCGATCTGATCGGGCGGTGTGTTCAGGTCGCCTCGACGACATGGCAGGGCTTGCCGTGCTGTGAGGCGTGCGCTGAGCGGTGCGCTGAGCTCGACGAGAGGTATCCGATCGGCCAGCCGGTAGAGGAGTGGACGCATTGAGCTCACGAGAGCCGACCGACCGGGACACGCTACTCGCGCTCGGAGGGCTGACCGCGTTTTTCGCAGTGGTAACGGCGGCCGCGGTAGTCCTGTTGCCGCTGATGGTGGCGGCCGTTCCCGGGCTGATCGCGATGGTCTTCGGACTGTTTTTCTTGTGGGCCCTGCTCGGTCTGCCGATTGGGTAACGCTGCGGATATACCGGGCGATATACCGGGTGTCAGGCACGCAGCGGGAACACTTCGGAGGTTGTGATGGTCAGCACGGCGGCAGTGATGACGGAGATCAGGGGTCGGGTCGCTGAGCGGATCGAAACGCTCTCTTGCCCGGATCCGTTCGACAACCGCGCAACGTGCGCGACTATGGTGCGGGTGCTCCAAACGTTGAGCTTGTGGGCAGTCAACGATCGGACCGTCGCGGGCACGCTCGCCGATCACCCGGACTGCCACATGATGAGCCACCTACTCGGAGAGTCGCTCGACTGTCAGCTCGATCTAGGCCCGGCTGGTGAGGTTGAGCAGTTCGGTCGGCAAGGCGTTATCCGCTGGTAGGGAGGGCGAGGGCCCCGGGGTGTAACAACCCTGGGGCCCTTTGCGATACACCGGGTGTGGACGACATGATCGGCGCGTACTTCGAGCTTATGAGTCGGGCAACCCTGGTCGACTACCTCTTCGCTGGGTTCCTCACGGTGTGTCTGCTGACGATCGGCCACCTGCTCAGCCAGTCCCGGAGGAGGGTGTAACGAAGCCGGCGGGGCGAGCGATAGACAGTATGTAAGCGTCGGAACTACTCGTAGGAGCCAGCAGTGAGCACCACCATTCTCAGCCAGGAAGCCGCCGAAGCCCTCGCAATCGCGTTGACGCTCGAAGACCGGTGGAAGAGCTACCGGAGGATGGTGCAGATCGCGATCTACATGGCAGCCATGGCCGTCGTGCTGATGGTGGCGTCGGTTCTGATCTGACCCGGAGACCCTCACGAGGGCCGGTCACTAAGGCGAGTAGCCGGTGACCGGCCCTCGTGGCGTTAGACCTACCCAGTATGCGCTGGTCAGCGGTTTAGAGCAGGTTTAGAGCACCAGTCCAGCGGCCTAGCCAGTAGCGCTGCCGCGCGGTGACCGGTCGTGGTGTGCGGCGGATGCGGATCTCTTCGCCGGCGCTAGTGGTGATGACGAGGTGACCGGATGAGTCGAGCAGGCAGAGCAGCGCATGGCCGGCGTCATGGTGGACGTCGACGTCGAGGTCATGGATGGTCACCCACGTTGCGGTAGGCAGCGCACCGGATACGACCATGGTGGGCCTCTTCCTAGAGCAGGATCCGGGAGATGGTGATGTAGGCGCCGCAGTGGGTCGGGCCGAGGCCCCATCCGGCGTAGTCCTTATCGCCGGTCGCGCGTTTGACTTGACCGTCGTCGGGCATGACGCCGGCGATGACGAGCGCGTCGAGGGTGCCGCGGAGGTACTTATCGACGTCGGGTGCCACGACGGGCGCGGTGCGTTCGTTTGGTGGTGCGGTGTCGGGGCGCCGAACGGAGAAGAGGCACTCGACGAGCAGTGGGGCCCGGGCGGGGAACGAGTGCCGGTACCGGCCTCCGACCGCGGCCGCGACGGCGCGGCGCCAGGCTTTGACTTTCGCGTCGGCGACCTCGACGAGGGCGACTTTCCCAGTAAAGCGGCGGGCGCGGCCGGTGCCCTCGTAGATCGGGAAGGCGTCTTTCGAGCCTTGCGGGGCGGGGTGACCGCGGACGGTGATGCGGATCTGCCCGATGGTTTGGATCGGCGGTGTGTTGAGCTCGGGTGCTTTCTTGAGGAGCTCGTCGCGCTGCAGGTCGTGAGCAGTGATGGCGGCTACGTAGGTTGGGCAGTGCGGTACGTGGTGGGTGGTGCCGGCGCAGCACGCGGAGTCGAGGGGGACTTCGATGACGTCGTCGAAGAGGCCCGGCAGGCTTAGCTGACCGTTCATTGCTGCCCCTTCGAGGGTTCCCAGCTACCGGGGATGATACGGAGCCGGATGAGCGCGCCGGCGTAGCCGACGGACTCGGTCGGGTTATCGCGTGCGCGGGCGATGTGTTCGAGGACGCGGGCAGCGATGACGACATAGCGCCGGCGGTGTTCGAGGTCGAGGCGGTCCCATGGCTGGTAGTCGCCTTCGGCGATGTAGCTGGCTAGGTCGGCGACTTCGGGTAGAGCGTTGACGAGGGCCCCGTCAGGGTCAGGGACGTCGACGATCCGGCTCGCGCCGTTGATCGTGAGGGTCACGGTGATCACTCGCTATCCCACTCCCTGCCTTCGTCGTTGCGGTGGCGGCCGTGGTGCCCTGCTGGCCGGGTGCAGGTGTAGACGAGCTTTGTGCCGTTGAGCTCGGGCCCGAATATGGAGTCGAGGCAGGCGATGCTTGCTTGCCGGCTGCAGAGCTGCGCGAGGAGCTCGCGGCTTTGTCGTTGGCCGGCGTCGAGGCGGATGAGCCGGCGGAGCAGGTATCGAAAGAGGACGAAGTCGAGCAGGGCGTTGGTGATGACTACGACGGCCGTGTTCACGGCGGCCGCGGATCCGCCCGGCGCGAGTTGCGGTCTTGCCAGGGCCCGTCACCGATGCGGGTGCCACCACACGCGCAAATCTGCGACCAGTCGCGGAGGTTGACCCATCCCTGCGTCTGCGCCCGGCATAGGTGCCAGATGCGCGGGACGGGCGCGTCGGCCCATGGGATGCCTCCCCGATGTTCCCATCCGTTCTCGCCGGCGATGAACGAGGAGGAGTGCCGGCGGCCCGCGAGGTGGCGGCTCATGGCCGGCGTCCGTTGCTCGCGTCGCGGGTTCGGTAGGCCTCTGCGAGGAGCTTGCGGACCATGAGGGAGAGGTTGCCTTCGGCTTCGACGCCGGCGTCGGCTTTGAGCCGGTCGAGGCCACTGCCGGAGACGCTGATCGTGATGCGTTGTCGGGGGGTCGCTGTCACATCCGACAGTGTATGAGGTTGCCCGACATTCTCTGCAATCGTATGAGCCATTTAGCGGCTAGCCGAGGCCCGGGAGGGGAACCTACGTTCGAGTGTATGAACGTTTGCGGAGCCGAGGTGTATCCCCTATGCGACCGTGACGCCGGCTGGGAGTGTGTGCTCCCCCCTCATGGGCCCGGCGTTCATCACAGAGACCTAGACGGCACCCGGTGGCCCGTCGACGAGCTCGGGCCCGTGTTCCTAGGCTGACCGAATGTCCCCTGACTTGCTGCTGGCCGTGCGGTTCTCCCTAGCCAACCCTGACCCGCTCGGCGTGGCCCTCTTCCTGCTCGCGATCGCGGGGATCGTGTCCGTGCTCACCGCGCTCTTCCTTAGCCACTTGCCGAGCGACGCGGAGCAAGCGGAGATAGACGAGGCGACTCGAAGGCTGCGCGGCTGATGGTGTGGGTACAGGTCACCAGCGCGCACCGGTGTGAGATCCCGGATGACTGGCGGGCGATGGGCCCGGGCTCGATCTGGGAGTGCACATCGTGTGACCGGCAGTGGGTTGTCGGCATGAGTGCGTTGCACTTGCGGCCGCCGAAGTTGATCCGGTGGGTCGGCCGGATCCTCGGCGAGGACATCTAGGCCGCTTCGACGGCGACGCTGCCGGGGATGCACGCTGCGGGGTCGAACTCGGCGGCGTACCGGCGGAAGCGGTAGAGCGGGTTTGTTCGCATGCCGTTGAGCAGGTCACGCTCGTGGAATGGTGTGCCGACGAGCATCACGCGCGTGGGTGGCATGAGCAGGGTGCGGCGTTCGTCCCACCAGCGGGTACGGACTTTGCGGATGGTCCCGGGGTGTGCCATACCGCCGACTGAGCCAAACCACCAACGGTGTGTGCGTTTGCGGCCGAGCTCTGTCATGCACCCTTCCTCTTCGAGCACGTCGTCTCCGACGATCCGGTCGGGGTGCGCGCCGCGGACTGCCTTACCTGCGCCAGCGACGGTGACTTTTGACCCGTTCGCGAACTCGATTTCGGTCATGTTGTCGACGAATGCGGTAGCAACCATCCACGGGGCGACGAGCTCCATGGTCGCTTTGATATTCGCGAGGAGCGCTTTGGCCTGGTCGAGGGTGGCCGAGAAGATGTAGGTCCATAGGCCGGGTGTGTTCAGGGACTCCCAAACGGTGCCGTTGACGGCGATCGTTGCGGACTTCCCGTGCTCGCGGGGGGCGATGATGCACCCTCGTGACCACGTCATAGCCAGTTCGCACCACTCCCAGTGAAACGGGGCGAGCTCGTAGCCGAGGCGCCGTTCGGCCCAGACGCCGAGGTGAGCTCGGCAGGCTAACGCTTCCGCTTCGGCCGCGGTGAGGTCCATCAGCGCGGGGTGTAGGCCTCCGCCGTCCGCGTAGGGCGGCACTGGTTACCGCTGCCGTTCGTAGCCGCACGCGCACCGGTCAAACGTCGGGTAGCGGGTTATGAGGTGGGTCGGGTGTAGGCAGGTGCGGGCGATGATGGTGGCGCCGAGCGCGGGATTGGGTGACTTCCAGCGGCGGGCTTCGGGTGGGTGCCCGTTGGTGCTGGCCAGTTCGCGTCGGGTGAGGCCGAGCGCGTCGACGAGCTGCGGGAGTGTCAATCCGCTGGTAGATATTACTGCGATTGCCTCACGGAGCCACGCGGAAGGCGACAGTGCGTCGCGTGCGGCCATGGCTTCGAGGGTGGTGTGTATCTCGGGTGGTGCCCGAAAGGACAATGGTTTGTGTGTAGCCGCGCCAGACATAGCGCGGAGACTACCTGCAGTAATACGGGATTACCTGCAGCTAGCAGCTATTCGATGATTCGCAGGGCCCGCGCCTGATTGTGAAGTCGTTGGACGTAGCCCTTCGTGACGAGTTGCGAGATCAGCGCGGCCGCGGACGAGGTCGAGGAAACACCGGTGAGGCGGGCGAGCTCGCGCACGGTGGGCACCATGTGGACGGTGCGGATGTACTCGCGCAGCGCGTCGAGCATTACCTGCTGACGGGGGGTGAGCTTCGGGCGTTCAGCGGTGTTCACTGGGGGGCCTCCTGCTCGACGAGCCCGCACTTCCGAGCGTGGAGCCCGGGGTCTAGCTGGCCATAGATCTCGGTCCGGGCTGCAGTGTTAGGCGGGTACTGGCAGGGCCCGCAGCAGTGGCTTTGACCGGGCCAGCGCGGTCGCTCGCAGCCGGGGGTGACACACGGGAGGGCCGTGGAGTCGCTCACACGTTCGAGACTAACTCACCTACGTGCACTTAGGTACACCAATAGGAGTAGGCCGAGCTCGCCACACGCGACGGTGACCGCGCCGACGAGGAGTAGGTGTGCGGTCATTCGGGCTCGGTCCCGGTGCGGGGTAGCGCGCGGTGCAGCCGGAGAGCCATTTCGCGGACGGATCCGGGCGCGGTGAAGTCTTCGGGGGGCAGCACTTCGGCCAGCGTGCGGGTAGTGACTTGCTGGTCGGCGCCGGGGGTGTCGAGCTGCAGGATCACGGGACGGTCTAGGCCGTTGAGCTGCCGGCGTGAGCGCTCGATCTCGACGAGGACGCGCATAGCGGGGACGTTGCCATGCTCAGCCTCTCGCCAGGCGATGCGCCAGACCTCGTCGAGTCGGAGGTTGGACGCTTTGCGCTGTACGGCGATCGCGTCGGGCTCGGGCGCTTTCCCGTAGAACTGCTGGACGAGGCGGTACGCGTTGCCGGGGTTGCCGAGGCGCAGTTTGTCGGCGATCTGCCGGTAGGACAGTCCGCGGAGGTGCAGGGCCCCGGCGTCAGCACGGCGTTTATCTGCGCGCTGGCGCCGGGACTCGGGTCGAGGGGTGTCAGGCAACGGGGTCCTAGACGTCGCCGTAAGAGCCGCGGTAGTGCGCACCGTGGGTTTCGATCGGGAGCTCGGTGCCATCGGATCCGTCGCCGGCGTAGCTGACAGCGGGAGAAGCCTCGTCGGTGCCGGTGCTGGCCGGTGCGCTGTGAGCACCGGTGTCGGTATCGCTGCGGGTCGAGGCCTTGCGGCTGTCGTCGCCGGCGTCGTGGTCGGAGGTGCGGCGGGTGGTCCGGGTGTCTGTCATACCGCGGATACTAAGCGTCAGCACCGGGCCTAACGGTGAGTTGACCACGACGGGCCGGAGTAGGTGCCTACGTCCGGGCTCGTCGGGTGGTGTTGCCTGTACGGCGTGGGTCACGGGGTGACGGTGTCAGGGTGCTGGCCGGGACTGGTCGCGGGGTGGTCGTCCGGCGTGGGCGGTTCGGCCCAGTGGCGGCCGCGTTTGATCCCGCCGGAGTCCCTCTCGAAACACAGTTGATCGTAGATAGGGGTCGGTTGGTCGGGCCCGACAACCACGCGTCGATCCTTTCCAGCGCGGCCGCTAGTCGATCATCCATACCCGGATAACTAGGCTCGGGGGTGATCCGTCGCGCGTGGCCCCCATTGTGGTTCGTCAGGGGGCGGTAGGCGTCGGCCGGGGGAGTCGGCTAGGACCACGGTCGAGGGGGAGTGTAGGAGCTCGATCTGCAGGCTCATGGTGCTCTCACCGGTGCCGACGAGGGCCCAGTGCGACGGCTGGTAGGGGATCCGTTCGACGGAGTACGGCAGGTACAGGGGATGTTTGGGGGTGCCGTTCTGATTGATCCCTACGCATGAGAGCCGGTCGGCGTGGCGGGACTGGCGGATGAGCTCTAACACTCGGGAGGCCCTGCCGGCGACGAGGTGAGCGGCCGCGTTGCCGTTGCCCCATCCGACGATGATGTCGCCGACGCGTGGGTCGGCCAGCGTGTACCGGATCCACTGGTCGTTGAGATCACCGATCGCCTCGACGCGAAGCAGGCCCTCGGGTTTGGTGGCGCGGTAGGCAAAGAGGTTGAGCAGGATCACCCCGCCGTATCCCCATTGGTCGGCCAGCATGCGGCATTTCACGAGGGTGGGATCGTTGATCTTCGCGTCGGCGGTTGAGGGGTTGAGCAGGATCCATACGAGGATCGGCCGGCTGGTATCCCATATGCGGGTGAGGGTGTAGCGGTAGAGCGGCCGCGGTTCCTCGTGGGAGAGCTCAGCTTCGGCGATCACGGGCCACCTACCGGGATGTAGGGCGAGCAGGCCTCACAGAGTCGAATGATCGGCCCGCGGGGACCGAGGCGGGCGAGCCACGTCGCGGTGTAAATGACGTGTTCGGGCTCTCCCCCTCGGCTGGTGAGGTGGTATCCGAGGGGGGTCACGCAGCCGTAGCAGCGGGCCCGGTCGACGGCTCCGATGAGCTCGTCGAGGGCTTCGCCGAAGGGACCGAGGAGACCTTCGTAGTCGGCGTGGATCCGGTTAGAGTCGATCAGCGGGGGAGTCTCGACGGCCAGATACTCAATCCACAAGATCCGGGGATCGTCAGCGCGGCCGATCATAGGGGCACCTTCGAGATCTGCGTGTCGCGGTAGATCGCCATTTGAGCGGTAGCCGCGGCGAAGTGGGCTTGTGAGGCGAGCAGGGCCTCGACGACGGGTGGCCCGGAGGCGAGCTCGTGAGCGGCCGCGAGGTATTCCTCCCCACGCCGGTAGTGCCCTTGAGCGGATAGGCCGCGGATTCGGTCACTCATCGGAGCTCACTGATTTGCTTCGCAAGGTACGCGGCGGGGTTGTCAGCGACGGCAGCGAAGTTACGGGTGCCGGCGTCGAGGAGGTAGCCGAGGACGTACGCAGGGTCGCGGTCGGAGTGCATGGCGATGTAGGAGCCGATGCGGTAACGCAGGGCGCCGTAGGCCTCACTGGTGCGGATCTCGGCTGCGACGTCGGCGTCGAAGAGTCCGCTGAGTGCGTGCTCGATCTGCTGGTCGAGGTTGCGCGCCGGTCGGGCAGTGTTGACTTTGCCGGCAGTCGTCATGCCGCGGGCTTCGATGACGACGGGATCCGGCGCCGGTTGGTCGGTGCCGAGCAGCTCTTGCCACGCTTTGCGCTCGGCGGGGATCATGTCGTCTGCCATTCCGGCGGCCGCGAAACCGCGGATCTCGGCGAGTTTCGCGTGCACGCCGGCGATCTGGACTCTGACGTCGATCGAGAGCTTATCCATGTCGGCGCCGAGGGCGATGCCAGTCAGGATCGCTTCGGCTTGTGCGAAGTGTTCGGCCGCGTATCTGCTCACGATGAGACTCCTCCGTGCTTTGGGGCGGGTGACCCGTCGGCCACCTCACCACCAATAGTACAGAGTTAGGGGGTCGCTACACAATACGAGGCGATTTGTGCCAGGGTCCGCTGGTCTCGGTCCGTGGTGGGCAGGGTGATGCGGTACTCGACGAGTACTGCTGCCCACCGTTGCTCGTACCAGCATCGGGCACCGACGTCGGGGGGGAGGTAGTCGGCGGGCCCGCGTTCGCCCTTCGAGCGGTTCTCGTGGACGGAGGTAAGGACGAGGTTTGTAGGGTCGTTGGCGAACGATTGGCGCTGTCTAGGTGTCCACTTGTCGGCACCGTGGCGCCACATCCAAGCGCGGGGGACGATCTCGTCGACGTCGACGTTCGACCTGCCGTTGACGGTCTGTCCGGTGTAGGGGTCGGTGATGGTGACGTCGAGGACGCGCGGGGGGCACGGTCCGGGCATGGCGAGGAGCTCTTCGCGGGTGTTGCAGCCGTCGTGGTCCTCATCAGCCCATTTCGCGCCGAACTTATCGCGGGAGTAGCCGCCGTGGTCGACGAGCGGGAGGAAGCCTGCAGCGACGGTCAACGCGGCCGCGACGGCGCCGGCGACGATGGTTGCGGGTTTAGTCATGCTCGCGATGTTCTCGCGGATCTGGCGGGTACTGGTGGTCGACACACAGCACGGCGACGGCTAGCGCCATCGTTGGGTGATCTGCGCCGAGCGATCCGCCGACGCCGGACAATCTTCGGTGTTCCGCGGCAGTGGCCAGCACCGCGGCGATGGCGACTCCGAGCGGGCCCGGGAACCGCTGCTCGGCGGCGTGGCTGGCGTCGCGGTAGAGCTGCAGGACGCTAGTGCGGTGGGATATGTGCCTAGTCGCGTCGTGGGTCAGGCCGAGCAGTCGGGCTAGCGCATCATTCTCGGTGCTCATGTACGCGGCCGGTACTCGTGGTCGACACACGCTGGCCACCATGCCCGGCAGTCCGAAGCTGCGCCGGAGCTGACTCGGGGGAATGCGCGGGGTGTGTTTCGTTCGGCAGCCGGCGACTGATAGTGGCATTTCGGGTAGTCGTTGGAGGTGCCGCGGTTGGTGCTGGTGCGGTGGAAGCGGCAGTTTCCGCAGCGTCGGCCCGGGGAGCTCGGTTCCGGCGCGGCCGCTTCGACGTGCAGGGGGAGGTAGCGGCCGGCGACGTGCCCGGACAGTGGGTGCACGCCGGAGCGGATCCGGGTGCTTTGCACTTCGGTGAGGCGCCGGCCCGGGGACTGTTTCGCCGGCGGGGACACCCGGGCCATGCCGAAGAGCGCCGGCTGATCGTCGTTGGCCATGGGTCAGTCCGGGCTATGCGCGGTGAAGTCGCCGGAGTCGTCGCGGATGGGTTGGCCACCCATGGCGCAGTAGGCGCGTCGGACGTCGTCGATGGCTACCTCGTTATTGATCGTCCCGTTGGGGTCGTGGCCGATCGCGGCGCGGAAGAGCCGAACGTCGTACCGGAGGCTCGCGATGGTGTCGGTGTAGCCACGGTCGAGGCCGACGGCTAGCTCGTAGTCGGGGAGCTCGACCTCGACGACGGGCCCGGCTTCGGCTAGCAGGTTGTCCCATGAGAGGCCACGGCCGCGAATCCACCACCAGCCGTTATCGCGGCTGGCTATCTGGCCTCGACGAGTGAGGACGTGGGCGACGTTCGCGATCTCGGGGGTGCCGGCCTTAAATACGCGGGGTCTCATGCGCGGACCTGCTCTTCGATTTCGGCTAGTCCGATGAGGGCTGCGTCGAGGCTTGTGCATTGCGTGGCTGCGCGCCGGCCGAGGTCGACCGGGACGCCGTTGCGGTCTTGTGCGCGGCGGGCGACGGCGTCGAGGGTCTCTTTGATCCCGGGGATGATCTCGCGTAGAGCGGTGATGTGGCCGATCGCAATGGTTACGTGGTCGTCGTGGCCGGTGTGGTGGTGACGGTCGGCCCAGGAGTGGCCTCTCGTGCTGTCTCGGTGCCAGGTGGGCGGCACAGTGGCGTAGGAGACGTGGCCGGGCTCGCGGTCGCAGGTCCAGCCGTAGTCGGTGTGGATTTGCCCGCAGCGGTTCTCGGTGTCGATGGTCTCGGCTAGGCGGATCGTGGCGTGTAGGGCGCTCGCGCGGACGCGGCCGGCGATGATGTCGGCGGAGGGTGGCTCTTCGCTGACGGTGCCGAAGCGGTCGGTGATCTCGTCGCTGCTAAGGATGAGGATCCATCGGTCGGAGTATTCCTCGTCGCCGTTCGGGTCGTCGCGTCGGAAGTCGAGCCCGGATCCGGTGTAAACGGTGTCGACGCCGGCGGGGATCTCTTCGCCGGGGCCCCACGTCCGGGGGTAGATGCCGAGGCCGCGGAGGGCTTGCCGGGCCATGGCCTGTAGGGCGTTGCGGCTCTTCCCGTAGGGCATGTCTTGCACTTCGGGGGTGTCGCCCCACGCGGTGACGATCTGGTCGACGAGTTGGTCTTCGGACAGTCGGGTCATCGGTTACCTCCGGGTGGGTTGATCGCGGTCAGGCAGGACGGGCAGGCGAGGTCGTCGGGTAGGGCTGGTCGGAGCTCCATCAGTGGGATGTCGGTGTTTGGGTCGGCGCAGTAGGTCATTGCGGTGGCAGCGAATAGGAGGCGCACGCAGTGGGAGATCACTGGCAGGCCGGCTCGTTTGTCGCACCACCAGTGACCCTCGATGGTTGGGTGCACTACTTCCACCTGCCGCGGGTGGCGAAGCGTAGGGCCCGGCGCCACCAGCGGCGGTACGCGCGCCGGCTTCGGCGGAGGGTGAAGAGCGCGCGGTCGGTGTCGACGAGATCGGGGATCCGTTGGTCTTCGGGGCAGAGCTCCTCCCGCCACGCGCCGAGCAGGGCCCGGAGCACGTTCTCCTGATCGGCGAAGGCAGCGTCGGTGAGTGTCTTACTGTCGAGGATGGCGGCGAGGGTCTCGCGTTCCGCGTCGGTGATCCTGCCGCCGGCGGCAATCACGTTGAGCATGTCGTCGTCGCGCTGTACCGCTGCCAGGTCGGCGACGGTCTCGTCGGTCGGGCGGCCGTAGTGGCTACGGGGGGTGCCGCCGGTGCCGTTCACAGCAGGACGTCGAGGTCGATGCGGGCGTTGTCGACGAGCATGGGCCGGACGAGACGCTCGGCGCATTCGGGGCACTGCAGCTCGTCGACGTCGGGGACTGCGACGGTGCCGAGGCCGTGGGCGGAGTCGGTGCCGCAAGTCGACGTCGTCCAGACCTGCACTCCATCGGTGGTCTCGACCGCTTCGGCGTTAACGATCCAGTCCACCTCGGTCATACCGTCGAGCCGGGCGATCGTGTGGTTTTGAGCTTCGACCCTGCGTGCGGTCCGGTCGACGGCGGAGAGGATCTCTGCGTTGAGTGCGGTAGCGATGGTCATTGTGTGTTCCTCCGTGCTGTGTCGGTGTCCCGTCGGACCCTGACCTCCCCGATACTACTGTCCTACGGGTCAGGTCACAAAGAATAGATCCGGTGCAGGGCGTGTGTGCCTTACACCGGATCTATCGGGTACTGCTGGCGGATCGTTACAGGTCAGCCGACCTTGACGAAGTCCTTACATCCGCTGAACTTGACGGCTTTGTCGGTCGGCTCGATGGTGACCACTGCGGGGCCCTGACTGACGTCGCTTGTGATGATCTCGTTCAGGGTGCCTCCGGTACCGGAGAGCCGCTGCCACATGCACACCGGGATCACGCTCGGAGTCGGGCCGGCTGACTTATAGGTACCGGAGGGGATCTCGGCGCCGACGAGCCAGCTTCCGTCACCGAAGCTCTCGACCATGTGTAGCTGTCCGGCGCCGGCGGCGTGACCGGTCGAGGGTGCCACTGCAGGGACCATGGTCGGCGATCCGTCGTGGGAGGCGTGGCTAGCGATGGCGAACACTCCGACGGTGACCAGCAGGCCGAAGAATGCGCCGATGGCGCCGAGGACGATGCCGGCTACGGCTTGACCGGATCCGACGTCCGGGCCTCGGCGGGCTTGGCGGTAACCCATGATGCCGACGCCGAGCGCGAGGCTGGCGGTAAAGAAGCCGACGATCGGTACCCAACAGAAGAACACGCCGAGGATGCCGAGGACGAGGGCGACCGTGGCCGGTTTGTTGCCGCGTGAGGGTGCAGGGGTGGGCTGGTCGATTACGGTGGTCATTGCGGAGTCCTTTCCGTTGGGGCCCGGTCGGAGTGTTCGGAGCGGGATGCTCCGACCGGGCCGGTAGTTACTTACATGCGGTGTATCGCCGGCGGGCGGAGAGTGTTACACCGGCAGGGGGTCGGGCTCGACTCGAACTGGGAGCTCGGGATCGAAGACGCGGACGGTCGGGGCGAGGTGTTCGCCGTTGTCGGCGTCGAGGGGTACAGGCATGGCTACGCAGTGCCAGCCTCCGCCGACTTCCCAGACCCATCCTTTTAGTTGGTGCTGCTGATAGCAGCGGATGTCCATCTTCCGGCGTTTCGCGACGGCGGAGATGAGGGCGAGGTTCTCGGCTCGTAGGCCGGTGCCGTAGCTGGCGGGGATGACTTTGCCGTCGACTTTGACCTCGGCGCCGATCTTCGGGGTCAATTTGTTCACGATGTCGCGGGGGAAGTCGGTCGAGTCGAGGAGGTGGACGGTGAGCACTTTGCCCCCGGGGATGGTTTGGGGATCCTCCCGGAAGGTCAAGGTCTCGCCGGAGAGCTCGATCTCCGTTTGGTGGGTGCGGTCTTTGCCCAGTGTGTTGATCAGGGGGCGGAAGAGGTCGATGACGGCGTTGACGTCGACGGCGGCGACGAGGCAGGGCCGGTGAAAGGTGCCGCCGGAGTCCACCCATGTGTGAGCTTGAGCGATGATTTTGCCGTTTAGCGCGGTGGCGACGAGCAGGCCAGTCTCGACGGTGTCGAGCATGGATTCAGTGCCGCCGTCTTCGTCGTCGGGGATGGCAAACTCGCCCGTCGAAGTGTGCAGCAGCACGGCGGTGAGGTGCGGTACGAGGTCTTTCGCTTTCGCTGCGCAGCAGATGGTGTCTTTGAGCAGCGCGACGAGGGTGCGGGTAGGCAGGGTTACTCGGCTCATGCGGCGATCCTTTCTGCGGGGGCGAACTGTGGACAGTGGCGGCCGGCGACGGTGCCGTCGGGTAGCCACTCGGCGTGGCCGTTTCGGCGTAGCCAGTCGATCTGACGTTCGGTGAGCCACTCGCGGCGAATCTTGAGTCGGCCGGAGTCTTTCGCGACGTGGTGACCGTTCGCGGTCTCGTCGCACAGTGGCCAGCCGTTCTCGACGACGGACGGGCCACCTTGTGAGCGCTTAATCAGGTGATCCATTTGTGTTCGGGTGCTGCCGCAGCCGGGTATCGAGCACACCGGTCCGTACTCGGCGGTGCATTGCGCGTGCCAGGGTGCGTCGTTTCGGCGTCTGCTCTTGGAGCTGCAGCCGGCGGGGCGGGGTTGCTTGGACATGCCGCGGGCCCGTCGGGCGGTTGCCTGACGGGCCTCATAGGCGCGGATTTTCTCGAGACTGGGGCGGGCGAAGCCGCTGCGTTTCACACGGTCTCCTCTTCTGCAGGTGCTTTCTTGCGGCTGACTTTTTTCCCTGCCGGCGCGCGGCTGGCGCAGTTGAGGAGGTCGTCACGCAGCGAAGGGTCGAGGGTGGCGCCGGCGCGTTTGAGGGATTCACCGGAGCCGGTCAGGGCGAGGCGGTATTCGGCCTCGTGGTCAGGGAGGAGGAGGTCGGCGACGGCGACGGGGTCGACGGTGACTTTCGTCGCCTCTTCCGACGTCCAGATTTGCTCACCGATGCGGAGGGTTTTCGCGGCGTGTGTTTCCTGATCGAGTGCGCCTCGGAGGTCGTCGACTTGATTTTTGAGGAGCTTCGAGACCATGGATGCCCGGGGGTAGGTCTCGGCTAGCTGCCGCGGAGTGCGCCCGGACATGCGGACTCGCATGCTTTCGCCGACGTCGGGCAGTGCTTGCCAGGCAGGGCAGCCGAAGCGCACCGCGCAGTAGGTACACCCGTCGTTGAGGATTGGTGCCGGCGCGTTGTCGCGGAGCATGGTTCGGGCCATGGCGCAGGCCCACGCGTACCAGAGATCGCGTTCGCCTTTCGAGTACTCGTGGGCGAGGTCTCGGTAGCGGAGCAGGTCGAGGTAGCAGACGACGCGGTCGGGCGGGGTGCCGTACTTCTGTGCCCACCACTGTCGGATGAGCCAGTCATAGCCGAGGAGCTGGACGTCGCCGCGGAGGCTCTCGCGCTCGACGGGGCGGGCGGCTGATTTGTGGTCGATGACGCGGGCGACGGTTTCGTCTTCGTCGTTGGGGTCGATCGAGACGTTGTCGATGATGCCTCGGAAGTAGACCGGGCCGAAGTCGTCGTCGACGTAGAGCTCGAATGTTGCGTCGAGCTCGGTCGCGATGGTGGCGTAGCGGTTCAGGGGCCCGCCGCGGTCGAGGTAGCCGAGGAGTATTTCGACGGCGTCGGCGTAGTCGGGCATCGTGAGTGACGGTGACCAGACGCGGCCGAGTGCGTCTTCCGGGCCGATCGCGTCGGTCTCCATGAGGTGCAGCGCAGAGTGTAGGACGGTGCCGAGCTCACTGGGGCGGGTAACGAGCTCGGGTGTCTCTCCGTGGCCGTAGGTCAGGGCGTAGGCCCGTGGGCAGCCTCGGACCTCTTCGGCGTTGGTGCCGAGTAGGTCGACGGCTCCGTATCGGCGGTACTGGCTTATGGATACCTGCGGGTGGCCCTGCGAGTTGCGGGGGACGATCAGGGTTGGTGGTGCGGGGTCGTGGTATCCGCGTCGGTGTGGTGGGAGCGCGCAGGTTCCCCCGGGGCACGGTTCGCCGCATGTGGTGGTCATTAGAAAGCGGGCTCCTCTCCCGGCTCGATCCGGGGTGCTGGTGGTGTACGTACGAGGGTGGCGACCATGGCCCGGACGTGGGTCTTCCGCTCTTTCTTGCCGCGGGAGACCTCGACTTCCTGCTGCGTGAGCTCACCGACGATGTGGACGAAGGCGCCTTTCTGCCAGGTGGCGACGAGCTCGGCGACGTCTTCCCACGCTTGGACTCTGACGAAGACGGTTTCGACGATGTCGGCTTCGGTGCGCCGGTCATAGCGGACGTGCTTAACGATCACGGTCAGGGTTGCTCGGATGGCGCGCTGGCCGACGTCTTCGAGGTCGGGCTCTTTGAGGAGGATCCCGGCGATCTCTACGCGGTTCATGCTTCGACCTGCCTTTCATGCTTTGCCGCTTGACCGCTCGGCGTCTTAGGGTGGTGATCAGACGGTGAGTGACACGGTCCCGACGGGGACCTAGTCGGTTGCTCTGCCGTCGGGCCCCCCTGCCGGACGGTTTTGGGAAGGTGAGCTGCAGTGTCTAGCCATCCGCTGCGCTCCCCCTCCGTGCTGGCCGTTCGCCAGGGGGCCCACCTCATACCTCCTGTTTCGTCGCCATGCGGGACTCTTCGATCTCTCGGATCGAGCGTTTGATCGCGTTGCGCATGATGGCGGCGTTCTCGACGGAAAGCCGGCGGATCTCGATTGCTTCGATCGGGCCACCCTCGACGGCGGTCTTGACGACGTCGGTGCCGAGGCGCTCGCGGCAGTACTTCGCGACGCGGCCGTTCGAGGTCTCTTCGTCTTCGCCGCGTAGGACGCGAACTTGCTCGATCACCGACAGTAGGTCGGCGTGGGTGTCGCGGGGTGCGGCCGCGCGCTGGTCGTGCTGCCGGACGCGTTCCTCAGTTTTGACGTCGGCGCGTTCGTAGCTTTGTGAGTCGGGCTCTTCGTGTAGCTCTCGGGTGGGGATGAGGAGGGCCTGCAGTAGGGCGATACGCAGCGCGACGGACATGGCTTTGGGTGTGGATTTGTCACCGGAGTCCATGGCTTCGCCGGGGACGATGACGTCGAGGAAGTCGATCGGGCCTTGGAAGCGGTAGCCGACGGAGAGGGTGACCTCCCGCATCTTCGAGCCGCTGGTCGAGACGATGTCGCGGGTCTGCGCGGTGGCCAGTTGGGGCAGGATGAGTATTCCGAGCTCGGCGAACACGGGCGAGACGGTGTTGACGACGTCGTCGATGCCGCGGAAGTCGTAATTCTGTTTGACGTTGTGGCCGAGTTTGCCGACGGCGCCGACGCGTCGCTTCGCTTCCATAAGTAGCCGGTAGATCGTCCAAGTGGTGTAGTCGAGGTCGGTGTCGAGCTCTGCGAGGTCGTCGGGTGCTGGCGCCACGGTGGTCATGCGGGGTTCTCCCTCGTCGTTGTGATGTCGAGTACTGCCTCGACACCGATCGACCATGCGATCACTTGAGTTATCGCTGTGTGTTCCTCGGGTGTTACACCCTCCGTGACATGCCGGCGGGTGTCGGATTCGCGCCACGGCTGACGGACGGGAGCGAGGAAGAGGATCTCCCCCCGGTCAGGGGTGACGATGTAAACGATCAGGTAGTCGGGGAGTGCGTCTTTGGGCCGGCGCCCGTCGGGCCGGAGGATCGGGATCCCTTGGACTGACCAGCCTTGCCAGCGGATGAGTCTGATCGGGGCGACGTGTTGGTTTCGTTGCGAGGTCACGGTGTAGGCGACGTCGAGTTTCGCGGCCGGCGGCAGTGAGGGCTTGTGCGTGGGTTCGGCGCCGGGATTCACTTCGTAGTAGGCGTACCGGCGGTCGATGTCGGCGTCGTCGGGGTGGTGGCCGCGCCGGCGGATGACGCCTTTGTCGCGGAGCTGCGCGAGGAGCGCGGTGACGTAGGACGGCGAGATCCGCAGCTCCGCGGCGATCTGGGAGGGACGCATGTTCTCGGAGATGCAGCGAAAGACCGACCATTCGGCGTCGGTTAGGCCAGGTTGCATCGTGTGATCGCCTCCGTGCTTGTGGTGCGGGGTCGTCACCCCGTGACCTGCTGAAACTGATCATACAGTAGGTGGGGGTCGGCCCACAGAGTCACATATTGCGACCGACGAACTCGGACCGGGCCCGGGCGTAGTAGCCGGAGAACGAGAGGACGACGTCGTCGGTTTGGCCGTTGCGGTTCTTACCGATGATCAGAGTGATCTCTCCGGGGCGGTCCTCTTCGCGGTGCAGGAGGATGACGACGTGGGCGTCCGCTTCGATCTGGCCGGATTCGCGGAGGTCGGCGACGACGGGCCGGGACTTTGAGCGGGTCTCCGGCCCGCGGTTGAGTTGGTGCAGGAGAACGATCGGGATGTCGAGCTCTTTCGCTAGTTGGGTGAGCTCGCGGGACATGCGGGCGACTTCCTCTTGACGGTTGCCGCTCTTCGTCGATACGGCCGTGATCAAATTGAGTTGGTCGATGACGACGAGGCCGAGGCCTTCGCGTTTGCGTTGCCGGCAGGCCGCGGCGATCTCGGCGACGGTGATCCCTGACCGGGTGTGGACCCATAGCGGCCAGTTGCGGATCCGGTCGGCGCAGCGGATGACGCGGCCGCGGTCCTCTTCGCTGAGCTCGTGGCGGATGAGGTGACGCAGGGGCACGCTGGCGGTGTCGGCGATAAGCCGGGCCATCACCTCGGATTCGGGCATTTCGAGGGAGAAGAGCAGGGTCGGCACGTTGAGTTGTGCGGCCGCGCGTGCGCAGGAGAAGCCGATGATGCTCTTGCCGACGCCGGGGCGGGCGGCAACGATGATGAGCTGCCCGCGGCCTAGGCCTCCGTTGAGGATGTCGTCGACGTCTGGCCACGGGGTCTGTACGACACCGGGTGGCGGTTCGTCGAGGCTGTCTACGTAGCCGTCGACGATGTCGAGCAGTGCTGGCGCGGCAGCGGATTCGCGGAGTGCAGCCGCGTCGACGAGCTCGCGTGCCATGAGCTGTAGCTCGTCGAGGTCGGCGCCGGATCCGCCGATTTGCCAGATGCGGTGGCCGGCTTGGACGAGGCGCCGGCGTGATGCTTTCTCGGCGACTATCGAGGCGTAGTAGGTGGCGTTTGCTGCGGTGGGGCATGCGCGGGTGAGGTTGTGTAGCCAGACGCCTCCGCCGGCGCGGGCGATGTGTTCGTCTCGGCTGGTCTCCTCGAACACGGTCAGCGCGTCGATCGGTTTCCCGGCTGCGCGCATGTCGAGCAGGGTTGACCAGAGTTGCGCGTGTATGGGCCGGTAGAAGTCGTCGGGGGTGACGATCGCGACGACGTCGTCGAGGACGTGCTCCGACATGAGGACGGCGCCGAGGAGCGCTGCCTCGGATTCGGTGCTGGCGTCGGGGTCGGCCGCGGTGGCGGTGTCGTCGTCGGGGTAGTCGTCGGGTGGTGGTTCGAGCAGCGTCGAGGTCATCGTGTGCTCCGGCGGCGATCGGGCCCGGTGAAGGCGACGCGGGTGCACATTTCGTCGAGCCGGGATGTGGTGCGGTCACCAAACGTGGTCCCGAACTCGGATGATTTGACGTTGCTCGTGATGATCGTGGGCCGGAGGTGCTCGTTTCGGTCGTTGATCAGGCCGAGTAGGACGCTCTCGTTCCACGTGGAACGGACCTCCGAGCCCAAATCGTCGAGGAGCAGGACGGGGCAGGTGGCGAGGGTGTCGTATTCCTGCTCGGCGTTGACGTCGGGGCGTGGCCGGAGGCGGCCGAAGAGCCGGCGTTCGGTTAGTGCGCGCCACCTGCAGACGACGACGCCGGCGGAGAGGGCCCGCAGCGCGCCGTAGGCCTCCCAGGTCTTGCCGGTGCCTACGGGCCCGACGAGCAGCAGTGACCCGCCGGTGCGGATGGTGGGCAGGCCTACTCGGCGTTCGGTGACTGCCCGGTCGACGAGGTCGACTACCCACGAGCGGACGACGGGGTTTGTCGCAGTGGCGTCGGCGTAGCGGGGAGGGACGTGCTCGGCTGCCCACGCGCGGCCCTGCTCAGTGAGAGCCTCGACGTCGAGTGGGTCGAGGCCGTCTTTGGTGCTGGCGTAGGCGATCGTTGGATCGGTCATCGGAGTGGCCCTTCGTAATCGAGGTCACTCCGGGTATCGCGGTACGCGGTGTGTCCGTTACGGGCGGTGCTCGGCGTGCTGGTCGGTGTTTCGTCGTCCCAGCAGCCAGACCGGAGCCACGTCGACGGGTGTTTGACGAGCTTCGGGTCGCGTGAGCAGGTCTCGGCGTAGCGTTTCGCGCCGAGCGTGAGGGCCTCGACGTCGACGAGTCGCCGGCGCAAGACGGAGTCCCACTCTTTCCGGGCGCCGATCTTGCCGACTTTGCGCGGGTAAACCGCCCACCATGCGTCGAAAGCGGCTCCGTTCCCGTCGTGGCCGGGTTTAGACCCTGCCTTCGAGGAAGGGGCAGGGGGCATGCCTGGCAGGAGTAGCTCGTCGGTCGCCGCGCTAGCGGTGATCAAAGGTTTAGGGGTGTTCTTAGGTTGTTGGTCTTCTAGATTCTTAGTCTTCTTACTGCTAGTTGGCTTTACCGGCGCCGGGTCAGCCGTCGCCGGAAAACCCGGCGCCGGTTCCGACGTGGGCTTTTGTGGCTGGACGTGCAGCCGGAAGACGACGACGCCGAGTCGGCCGAAGCGGTCGCGTTCTTGCCGTTTGGTGAGGTAGCCGGCGCGCTGCAGCTCTGTGAAGCGGGCCCGGTGAGCGTCGCGGCCGTCGGTGCTTTGCGCGATGAGTGCATCGACGGTCATTCGGAAGCCGGGGGCGTTGGAGGCGAGCTCGCAGACCAGTCCTTTCGCGCCGAGGCTGAGCTCGGGGCAGCGGACGATCGAGTTTGGTACTCGGGTCCAGCCGGGGTCGGCCCATGCGTCGTCTAGTTCGACGTAGGTGCCGGGGTCTGCTCGGCGGTCAGCCATGCCGTACCGCGCTGAGGCTGAGGGTGGCGCCGGGGATCCCTGCTGGGGGGCAGATACCCGGCGCCGCGGGGACAGTACCCCGGATAGCACAAACCCTCGGCGACCGACGCGGGTCTGCCGAGGGTTGGGCTGGCTTGGCGAGCCTGCACCTTGCGAGTGCAGGGATGACTTTAGCAGGGGTAGGGGACATCAGGGGTGCTCCTCGCAAGGTGTGCGCCGGGTCTCCGTTGGACGGGCCTGACGGTGTGTCGTTGTCGCGTCTCCGGGTGCCACGCCGGTGACGGACAGAACTTTACTCTCCGTACATCGCTGCCCGGTGCGGGAACGTTACGCGCCGTTGACCTGCGCGACGTTTAGTGAGTGGCGGTGGCGGCCGTGGCGGGTTTTGCCCCATGGTTTCGCCACGGAGATCGCAATGATCGCGACGAGGGAGAGGGTGGCGCAGCTACGCGCGGTGAGTACTGAGAGTGGGTCGAGGAGGCCGGCGAGGCTGGCCAGTCCGGGCGCGATGACGACGAGGGAGATCTGCGCTTTGACGGTGACCCATCGGTATCGGCGGAGTCCCCACGGGGTGCCGTAAGCGAGGAGAAGCCCGGTGGCCAGCGATGTCGCTGCGGTCGGGGTGACGATCCATCGCGCGATGAACGGTGCGGCTGGTGAGGTTGGGTCGGTGAGGGTGATGGTGATGACGACGGCGCAGAGCGTGGCCCATCCTGCTCCGGTGAGGATGTGCAGGGTGAGGAGTGCTGTGCGTAGTGGTCGTGGGAATCGCGCCATTCCCGGTGCCGCCGTTTCGAGCTGTGCCGCCGTGCTGACTCGGTGTCAGCGCGTGCGTGACGATCCCAGCTCTCGGAGGGTAACCACTGCGGGGTGTGCTTAGCGGGGCTCTGAGGCCGTGTTTTTGCCTTCGAGCTCGGCTAGCCGGGTCTGCAGGGCTTCGATGAGGGCGAGCGGGTCGGGTACGGCGGCCGCTTCGATCGCGGTGGTGCGGTGCGGGCAGCTCTCCTCGTGGCAGGCGACGTCGGCGAACGCGGTCAGGAGCTCTTGACCGTCTTCGGTGACGAGGTGGTCGCCTTGCCAGACGAGCGCACCGCACGGGCCGTAGCAGGTAACGGCGTAGTTGCTCATTAGTCGCGCCTCCGGGTCAGGGTCGCAGCCAGGTTAGTGAGACGTGCCCGGTGCCGCCGAAGCCGACGTCGGTGGTGACGCTTGAGCCATTGTTCTGCCAGGTGCCGACGTAGATCTTGTCGTTGACGGCGACGCGGAACACGGCCACGCAGTTGAGGGTGACCGGCGCGGTGGCGACGTTGACTTTCGTGTCGCCTCCCTGCCTGCCGGCGACGGCGAAGGTGCCGGTGCCTTTCTCGATCCATAGGTGGCGCTCTCCGGCGGTTGCCCCGACGTAGCGGAGGCCGGCGGTGACGAGGATGAGGCCGGCGCGGTTCGCGTTGAAGTCGGTATTGCCGGTGCCGGATGCGGTGAAGTCGTTAGATGTGTAGACCGAGGTTTGGAATGGTGTCTTCGTGTCCGTCGAGGTGACGACGGTCATCAGCGTTGTGTGGTGGTACCGGGCCTCGTGCTGCGTGGCGGCCGCGCCGGAGCTGATGGCGAGGAAGGCTTCCCAAACGCTGCCGGTGTAGCGGTAAAGCATCATGTCCGTGGTGTTGAGGATGAGCTTGCCGGTAAACAACGCCGTGGCGTTCGCGGTGGCGGTGACTACCTCAATCGGCGTGGACGTGCGCCATCCGCTCGCCTGACCGCTGTCTGCGATGTTCGTTTGGCCGTTGCTGCCGACTCCGAAACGCGCCGGCGTGCTCGCGGCGGTGGCGATGTAGAGGTCGCCCTTCGTGGTGAGGGTCGATTTATCAGCCTTGCCGTCGAGCGCGGTCTGCTGAGCGGTGCTGACCGGTTTCCCGGTGTCCGCGGTGTTGTCGACGCTGCCGAGCCCGACGTCGGCTTTGACGAGGACGAGCGCGGTCTTGACCTGCGCCGGGGTCCGGGAGGCCCACGCGCCGGCGACGCTCTGTATGACGTTGTCGGTCGTGGCGGTGAGGCCGGCGATGGTGGTCAGGTCCGCGTCGAGGGGTTGCTTGCCGTCGAGGGCGGTCTGCTGCAGGGTGCTGACGGGTTTGGCCGTGTCGGCGGTGTTGTCGACGGATCCGAGGCCTACGTCGGCTTTAGCGAGGGCGAGGCTGGTCTTGACTTGCGTCGGTGTGCGGTTCGCCCACGCGCCGGCGATCCGTTGCATAAGGTCGTTATCCGCGGGGGCGATCGCGGCGATCGTGGTCAGGTCAGTGTCGAGGGGTTGTTTTCCGTCGAGGGCGGTTTGCTGCGCGGTCGAGACGGGCTTCGCGGTGTCGGCGGTGTTATTTACGTTGCCGAGGCCTACGTCTCCGGCTGTGAGCGCGAGGTCGGTTTTGAGTTGCGCGGGGGTGCGGGATGTCCAGGCGCCGGCTTTGCGTTGGATCGTCGCGTCGTTGGCAGGAGCGAGCGCAGCGATCGCGGTGAGGTCGGAGTCGAGGGGTTGATAGCGGGCGTCTCCTCTCGCGTCGGTGTGGTACTGCGTGTGATCGTCGTCGCCGAGGCCGGTTAAGAATCCGTGGTCGGTGACTCCGGCGACGGGGTTTTGCCAGCTAATGCCGGAGGCTGCGGATGCGTCGCGGGTGGGGAGCTGCCCGTCGACGGTACCCGCGGGGATGATGACGGACGTCCCAGCGGCCGAGGAGCCGATGAGTTGGCCCTTCGCGGTGAACGCGGCGCTCGTGAGGTCGCCGGCGGGCCCGGTTGGTCCGGTGGGCCCTGCAGAGCCGGTGTTCCCGGTGGGCCCGGTCGCGCCGGTGGGTCCGGTGTTCCCGGTGGGTCCGGGGATGCCTTGGATCCCTTGCGAGCCAGTCGCTCCGGTCGCGCCAGTAGCTCCGGTGGCGCCGGCGGGTCCGGTGGTGCCTTGCGGGCCGGCGACGGGCACGACCTCGACGGTGCTCGACGGTGGGGCGCCCATGACGATTTCGGGGACGCCCGGGGGGTCGACGACGACTTCGGCACCGTCGCCGAGGCTAAGCGACATGCACCGACCCCCGGTGCCATATGGTCGGCTCCCCTCCCGACGGGGTGTGCCGGAGAACTACTGATCGGTTGTCGGCGGCGATGAGAGCGGCGACTTGTGCGACGGTTTTATCCCAGGATGCGCGGGCCCCGGAGATGGTGGCGGCCCAGGTGATCGCGGCGCCGGAGCCGGTGAAGTAAAGCTCGATGGTGTCGCTCGGTACCCAGTTCGTGCCGGTGCGGTCGATGATCGCTGCAGCCCACTTGCCGCCGGCGGTGACGGTGACGGTGATGTCGGGAGGATCCCAGCCGAGGCGGATACTCACGGGATCCTCCCTTCCGGGTTATTTCTTGCCGCGGTTGCGCTTGAGACGCTTATCAGCCTTCGTGCCCTTGCTCGGTTTCCCCTTCGCCATCACAGGCCGCCGGCGGTCAGCGGGGCGGTGGGTGTGGCCGGGATGAGGGGCACGAGCTCACTGTCGACGACGAGCGCCGGCGAGGTGATCGGGGTGACGTCCTTTTGTGCGTGCTTCGCGGTGCCGAACGCTCCGAAGATGCCGGAGCCGGCGGAGACGACGGCTAGCAGCGCGGAGAAGAGCACATTGACCGAGGCGGATCCGGTGTTCACGGCGTCGGCTTGCGCGGAGCTGAGCACGCCGTTGGAGACGGCGAAGGTGAGGACCGCGCCGATCCCGCCGGCGACGAGGGCCCAGATGCGGGCTGCGTCGAGGAGCGGCTTAGGGCGGTCAGCGGTGAGCGGCACGGTTACCTCCGGTAGTTGACGGTTGCGGCGGATTCTGTCAGTGCTCGACTTCCGGTGTGACAGATCCATAGGCCCGCGTGGCGAGGCGCACGACGAGGAGGTCATCGCCGGCGGGGAGCTCCCACTTCTGCGTGTCGAACGCGGACACGTAGCGGCCGCCGGTCTTCGCTTTCGGGTCGTACCGGTCGACGTAATGCCGGCCTGATGGTGCAGACCACGCCTCCTCGACGAACGCGCCGCGGTAGCCGAAGGCAGCGCGCATGATGATGCGGCCGCGCCATCCTCCGACGAGGCCGGGTGTGGCGATGGTGTGCTCGACGGCTGGCCATCCGCCGATCGGGACGTCTTCGGGCTTCGCACCTTCGGGGATCGGGGTTGGGGGGATCGGGTAAGCCATGTCTGCCTCCGGTGTGGTGCGGGCGATGAGGGGGACGGGTGCGCCGATGAGTGAGGCGAAGCTGTCTCGGGTGCCGAGGTAGGCGTTCACGTCGATGGCGCGGCCGGCGACGAGCGCGGATTGCGCGAATTGGAGGACTCCGACGGGGTTGCCTCCGTAGCTGACCCATCGTGAGGGGGTCACCGCGGCGTACAGGTCGGTGGCGAGCGCCTTGCGGTTCGAGGGGTAGGAGCTCGATACGAGGACGGGCAAGCCAGCCAGCGGGGGGGATCCGATGCGCTGCCAGTACCACTTCGGGAGGTAGAGCAGGGGGATTCGGGCGCCGTAGGCGGTGGCGGTGACGTAGAACTCGTGGATCGCTTGGATCGTGAGCGTCGGGGTTTTGTCGTCGGCTGCGAGGGCTTCGGCGTCGATCATCCCGGGGACGTCGCAGAGCTTGAGGCCGTCGGCGAAGAGACGGGCTTGCTCGCGGATGTTGCCAGGCCGGAGGTAGTGGTAGCCGGCGCAGACCATGCCGACGGCTTTGCCGCGGCGGATCCAATCGCGGGAGCCCATGGCGATGTAGCCGTCGCCGAGGCCTTCGGAGAGTTTCGCGATGAGAAAGTCGAAGCCTTCGCGGTGGATCTGTTCGATCGAGATCCCGGCTTGGAATCCGGGGTGAATGTCGACACCGAAGATCGTCACCGGTCACCTCGCAGAATGCGGAGGGCCTGACTGTCTCGTCGCCACCAGATGACGGACCTGATGGCGACGAGGGTCAGTGCTGCCCAGATGAGCCAGCGGATCAGACAGTCCCGCCGGTGGTGTCGTCGGCCGGGGGCACGTCGCCACCAGTGCCGCCGGCGTCGGCGGGCGGGGTCGGCAGCGGGTCAGCCGGGGTACCGGAACCGATGGCTTGCAGATCAGCGATCAGGGGTGACAGTGCGTCGCTGACCTCGGTCACTGCGGCGTCCTCACCGGATGCAAGGCGGGCCTGCAGGTCGGCGAGCTCTCCGCTGATGCGGTTGGTCTGGCTGTTGACTTCGCCACGGAACTCAGTCAGGAAATCGGCAAGGCGGGTCATGCGTACCTCCCAGGCTCGAACACGGCGGGTAAGGCGGCCGAGGCGCTGATCGTGCGCCGCGAGTTGTGCAGTGTGATCTTCGATGGTGGCGTTGAGAGCTTGGATCAGGCGATTCTGCAGCCAGTCGGTCAGGCTGATGGCGATCCGGCGTACGGGGTTGCCTGCCACGGTTGCTCCCTTGCCTTCGAGGTCGCTTCGCATGTTGGCATCCGGGAGGGACGGGCTTGTGATCTTCGCGGGAGTGTTCGGCTTCGGGTCTTACACCGGGCGAGGAACGAGACCGGGGCCCGCTCTTAAACGATCGGATCCCACGGAAAGTCGATGTTGTGCTGTTTGAGCAGGGCCCGGGCTCGGTCGTAGTTCGCGGTCTGCTCCTGCTGGCGTTGGGTGAGCAGCCGTACGCGGGCGGCTGCCTCTTCGTACTGTGTCGTGGCTGTTGCTGCGGTGTCGGTGAGCCGGGAAACGCGCAGTTCGAGGCGTTCAATTTCGGCGCGCATCGGATCGAGTAGAACGATGGTGGCGTCGGCGACTTTGCGGAGTGAGTCCGTGTCGAGGCTGCGTCGTTGGGAGCGGATCGTTGCGAGCTGGAAGAGGCCTCCGCCGGTGAATAGCGCAACGATGATCGCTGCGATGGTGCCGAGCAGGCCTCCGCCGGTCGGGTTCACTGCGCGGACTCCGCTCTCTTGATCCGGGCGACGGTTCGTTTCCAGCGGTTCAGTTCGCAGGTGATGTCGAAGATTCGCCACATGCCGGCGATACCGAACATGGAGGAGATGATCGTGCCGAGTCCGAAGACGGTTCCGGTGGCGACGTAGACGAGGGCGATCGGGTAGACGAGTAGTACTCCGGTGAAGGGGAGTAGTCCGATGCGTTCCCAGATGAGCCGGTCGCGCAGGTCGGGTAACCATACGGCGACGGTCACGGTGAGGCCGGCGGTGAGGAGTAGCCCGTAGTAGATGTGTCGCCATGGTTCGGGGATGAAACGGTCGACGGCCGAGACGGGGCTCGGGGGCAGTAGCAGACCGACCGCGCCGGCGACGGCGGAGGCCATCATGGTGAGAACCGCGATCGGGTGACGACCGTCGCGGATGGTGAGGACTGTCGCGACGGATGCGTTACCCGGCGGCATCTGCGACTCGTTCCTGACGGGCTGTGTCGAGCTCGGCGTTAGCGACGTCGAGCAGCGCGCGGGCGATGGCAAGTTGCTGCGCTTGGCTGGCGATGATGCGGCCGAGGTGGTCGATGATCGCGCTGTATTCGACGCCGACGGTGCCGGGTGGTGGCTGCTCTGGCTGGTCAGGACTTGACACGGGCGCGGAGGTCGTCAATGTCTCTCCCCTGTTCGATGATCTTGCGGTACATACGGCGGAGTATCTCCCACTGCAGGCCCATCATTGAGCCGTGGTCGATGTGCGGGGCGGTGGGTTCGGCGGGGGTGTAGACGCGGACACCTTCGGGGAGGTCTTCGGCCATGGGCCCGTAGTGCCGTTGGATCGGGAGGCCGGGGTCTTCGACCTGCACGTCGATGACGTCGGTGACGGTCTTCCCGTCTTTGTCGAGGCGCTGGCGGCGTAGGGGTTTCGGCTTTGGTCGAGCGTCGTGGTCTCGGCGGTACTCCCAGCGTTTCGCCGGCGCTGCGTCGAGCACAGCGAGGACGTCTTCGTCGATGTCGGCGATGTTGGTTTTCGTGGCGATCCCGGATGACTGCGTGACGGTCGAGGCGGTGAAACCGACGTGCAGGCTCGTGTTGCCGGCGGCGACGGCGTAAAGCCAGTTCGACTGAAAGGCGAGGGCGGAGCCTTTCGCGGGGCACGCGAGGATGAAGGCGTTGTCGGCGTCGCGGAACATTTGGCCGAGGCCGACTGCCTGCGTCCCGCTGTCTGTGGTGAAGGCGAACTCGTGGACGGGTTGGTCTCGGAGGCCGTGGGCGACGAAGAGCAGCCGTGATCCGTTCATGCCGGCGGAGTACTGCCGGGCATATACCGCAGATTCAGTAGATGAGAGCAGGTCGGCGGTCGAGTCGAACCATCCGAACGCTGCCTCGTAGTACCACATTCGGAGTACCGCTTCGCCACCTAGACCGGTGTAGCGGTCGCCCTTGATGTAGGTCAGGGAGTAGCCGGGTACTCCTCCTGGTATGTCGGAGGTGAATATCGACACGTACTTGCCGAGGGTGCCGTTCGCGGGGTAGAGCCGCATTTCGGCGGGGGCGGTGCCTCCGGGGTTGATTACCATCCGGGCGCCGGAGGCTGCGGTTTTGATCTCGCCGAGGATCGAGACGGCGCCGGCGTTGGTGACTTGGAAGGTTTTTGTGCCGGCGGCGTTCCATGCGTAGAGCTCGGCGGAGCTCATTCCGAAGCGGGCTCCGGTGGCTGCGGTGCGGATGTCGCCGGAGAGGGTGACGATCGCGGTCAGGGTTCCGGTTACGAGCTTGCCGACGTCGAGGTCGATGATCTGCGCGGAGCCGATCGACACGGCAGCGATGTCGGGGTTGAGGATCTGGCGGGGCATGGCCGACGCTTTGACCGATGCGCCGGAGCGGTTGCCGGAGGTGTCGACGGAGACGAACCGAACAAACTGTGTGACGCCGTACGCGCCTTTTGTGTAGCCGACGGCTGAGGCGCCGGTGATCGTGTCGTACAGGGTCGCGGTTGTGGGTGGGAAGTTGTCGACGGTGGAGACGTGGACCTCGACGCACTTAAAGTCGGCGGGCATCGTTTCGCCGAGCGATCCTAGGCCGTTCCACTCGATCCGAATGCTGCCGATAAACGCGGTCAGGAGCGGTGTGCTCGGGATGGGTGGCGCGTTGGTGTCGTTGGCTGTGGTGTGTAGGACCGCGGTCGACCAGCCGGAGAAGTTGCCGGCGACGTCGGTTGCACCGATGCGGATCTCGATCTGCACGCCGGGCCGGACGGCGGAGAACGAGGTGTGTAGTTCACCGGTGGTGGCGGCCATTGTCCACGCGAGGAACGGGTTGGTCGGTGCCATGCCCGCGGCGGTGTAGCGCCAGAAAACGGTATAGGTGCCTAGGTCGGTGAGGGCGGTGCCGTCCTGGTTTAGGAGGATCGCGTCCCATGTGACAGTGACCGCGGCGAGGGTGACGTTCTCGGTCGTGGTGTAGGCGATCGAGGTCACTGATAGGCCGGTGGGAGGGCTTGGAGGTACCCCGTCGATCAAGCTGTCCGGTATTTGACGGGCGTTTGACGTGCCGGTGATGGTGGTGCCGCCGGCGATGCCTTCGAGGCGGTGCGCGAGGCGGTCTTCGCGGTCGGCGATGAGGTCGTTTAGGGCGACGGTGGCGGTGAGCTCTCCGTTCGCGTCACCGGCGAGTGTCCACGCTTTGACGCGGAGGCGTTCGAGGCCGACGCCGAGCTCGGACCACGACCAGTCGTGAATATCGAAGTCGTCGATCGGGAAGGGTCCGTCGCCGGGGGCGATGCCGTGGGTTTTCTCCATTTGCCCGGAGACGGCGCCGGTGAGGTAGTACTGCCCGTAGGCGGTGAGGGTGTCGGGGTCTCGTATGGAGCCTTGTGAGACGGAGCCTTCGATTCGGCGGCCGCGGCGGGTGAGTGCGGCGGCGTCTTCTATCCACTGGTAGAGACCGTCGGCTCCGACGACGAGCGCGGCCGTGACGGATCCGCGGGTTGAGTGTTTACGGGGGGAGTCTTTGAGGGTTTGGCCTTCGCGGAAGACCAGCGGGGGCAGGGTGAGGGTGCGGTCAACGCCGAGTGTGTCGATTTCGTAGAGGCGGAGGTCGTTTCCGATGACGCGGAACTCGCCGAGGCCGGCTTGCACGAGGGCCTGTAGCACTTTGAGGTAGTCGGTGCCGGGGGTGAGTTTCAGTGTGATGATTTGTGACCATGCGACGCCGTTGGAGTCGTGGGTTCCGGTGAAGGTGGCGAAGGTCATGTCGGTTAGCGCGCCGCGGAGCTGAGCTTCGACCATGAGCGTCGAGACGATCGTGCCCATTGTGCAGGAGTAGTAGTGGCCGTCTTGCTCGATCGTTGAGTCGCCGTCGGCGGCTGCCATACCGGATTTGGGTTTGACGAGGGCCTCGGCGAGTCGGCCGGTTGCGAGGGTGCCGGTGTATGTCCAGACGGCAGCTTCGGCGATGTCGTCGCCTTGGGCTTCGGAGAGGATCGAGCGGAGCTCGTGGCGGGTGGTGCCGTCGATGGCGACTTCGATGCGGACGTCGCGGTCGAGTGTGACGCCTTCGTGCAGGGTCGCCCAGTTGATCCCGGTCGTCGGGTAGTGCAGTTGCAGCGCGCCGGCGTCGTTGGCTACGGGGGCGATGTCCCACGATTCGTAGTCGGGGAGTGGGCACCGGCGGGTGCCGTCAGTGTTGAGGATCCAAAACTCGACGAGCTCCATGGGTCACGCTCCGGCGTATTTGCGGCAGCCGGTGAGGCGCACGCTGCCGGTGGCGCCGGCGGTTTGGCTGAATGTGCAGCGCGGCGTTGGGTCGCCGGGTTCGAGGACGAACCACCTCGGGTCGCCTCCGTGGTCGAGGCCGGTGCCGGGTTGATAGCTGACGGTGAGGCCTCCGCCGGTGGTGATGGCCCATGTCCCGCAGTTGATCGACACCCATTGCGCGCCGGTGAGGACGGCGTTGTACGCGACGTAGATGCCGCTTGGACTGGTGAGCCGGGGGTTGGTGCAGGCGCCGTCAAAGCGGACGGTGAGGTCGGACATGCGGGCGGTGGCGCCCTCGAAAGCGGCGACGTCCCAAACCCCCGTGCCGGTTTTGCTGGCGGTTAGCGGGTCGACGTCTTCCCAGTAGGCCGCGGCGCAGATGAGGCTGACGGAGAACGTGGCGCGGGTGCCGCCGGCTTGTGAGGTTGGGTCGATGACGTCGAGTACTTGCCCGGTGATGGTGCGGTGGGTGCCGTCGGGTGCCTCGTCGACGAGGGTCACGGTGTCGGCGGTGAAAAGCCGACGGAGGCGGTCGAGGTTGTCGAGGCAGAGCTCGCGCGGGGTGCCGTAGGCGGGGATTTCGCCGTCTTCGTTGGCTCCGACTACCCACATGGGGAGGATTACGGTGTTGCCGGCGTGGCGTTTCCCGGGGGTAAAGATGGCTCCGTCGCGGCCGGGGACGTCGAGGTTTTTGCCCTTGCGTGGTGGTGTGGTCATGCGCCCAGTTCGGCTGGCCACGTTGTAGGCGAGGGTGTCAAGGTTCACGCCGTTGGCGATCACGAGAACGCTCCCATCAGTTGCAGCGATCGCATGCGCCGGCCGACGGAGTCGCTCGCGGGCTCGGCGACGGGGTTGTAGACGTTCGTGACGTTCGTGATGGTCTTGCTGCTCTGGTCGGTGTTGCCGAGGCTGGCCGGGCCGGTACCGGTGCCGGTGAGCATTTCGCGGAGCCCGGCGAGTTGGGAGATGTCGGGGAGGCCGATCGCGGAGTCCTGCAGCAGGCGGGTCTGCGCGGGGTCGATGATTTGGGCGGTGGCGCGGAGGCTGCCGAACGTGATCGCTTTGAGGAACGGCAAGAATCGGGCGGTGGCGTCTTTGGGTACTACCCACTCGCCGGCGGTGGCGCGGATGATTTGGTTGTCGCCGTCACCGGATCCGCCGACCATGCCGCCGGTAGCAAACCCGGGGATGTAGCTGGTCACGCTGGAGATCGCAGCGCTGGCCTTCGCGCGCAGCGAGTCGATCGCTGTGTTGAGGCGGTCGATCTGGCGTTGGATCCATGAGACGACGCCGTCGATGGTGCGTTGGATCCCTCCCCAGATGTCGGCGACTTTCTGCCCTGCCCGGTCCCAGGCGCCGGCGAAGTCGGTACCGAGTACCCCGTCAACCATGCCGAGGATGTCTCGGATCGCGTTCGCTTTGTCGTTGGTATTGCCGGTGATGATGTCCCAGGCGTCACCGACGGTGCGCTTCGTGGTCTCGAAGGCGTCCCAGAAAGTCGACTTAATCTTCTCGCCGAGGTCTCGGGTTTTCGCGTCTAGCCCGTCGCTGAACTCTTGAGACTTTTGTGTTACGGCATCCCAGGCGCCGGAGACTTTGTCTTTGCACCAGTCCATGGCTGCGCCGAGCGCGCCCTTGACGAGCTCGAATCCGGCATAAATGGCGGCTCCGAGGTCAGGGGCACCGAATAGGCCACCTAGCCAACCCCACAGGGCCTGTGCCCCGTCCCATATCCAGCCAAAGAATGCGCCGATCCATTGTTTGACGGTGTCCCAGTGGGTGATGATTTCGTAGATGGCGAAGGCGACGGCCGCGATCGCGAGGATGACGAGGCCCACGGGGGTGAGCAGGGCGAGGAAGAGAAACGCGGCCGCTTCGAGGAGCGGGACGAGCAGGGTCAGGGCTGCGCCGATCGCACCAAACCAGCCGGCGACGAGGCCGAGGGCGGCGGCCGCGCCGGCGAGGGTCAGGACGAAGCCGATCACAGGGCCCAGGCCGGGTATGGACAGGATCCAAGCTAGTGCCGCGGCTATGCCGTTCAGGACGGCGAGGAAGCCGACGAGGGCCCCTCCTCCTAGCGCGGTGATGATGTCGGCGAGGTGGGTGGCCAGGGCGACGAGCTGCGGGCCGACGCCGGACTGCAGCTTCGTGATCAGGTTCTCGATCGCGGGGAGGAGCTCGGTGCGGATTTTCGCGATCAGTGGGGCGAGGTCTTCGTTTTGACCGATCCGCACGATGCTCAGGACTAGATCGTTGAATAGGCGACCTAGTTCTTTTACGGCGGGGACGATCGACATAAAGTAGTCGTGCAACTTCGTTTGACCGTCAACACTGCCAGTGAACTCGCGGAGCTTTCGTGTGGCTGCCTCGAAGCTGTTAAGGAGTATTTGCCCGGCGGGTTCGGCGGCTTTGCCGATGTTCCACAGTGAGACGAATAGGTTACCGAGGATTCGGAGGAGTTGCTCGATAACGTTTCCGGCTTTGTCGAAGAATGCACCCATTTCACCGGAGGTGCGTTTCGCTTCGAGGAATGCCTTAGCGGTCTCGGATCCCTTGAGGATTAGGTTGGTGAGTCGCTCGGCGAGTGGCAGCGCGGTTACCCATACGTTGCGCAGCGCGTCGGCCCAGTTGAGCGCAGCATCGCCGGCGGTGGTGATCATCCGGTTATTGCTGTCGAGGATGGTGGCGAAGTCGCGCGTCCAGGGCCCGGAGCTGACCATGTTCGCGCCCTTGATCGCGACGTCGCCGAGGCGGTCTGCGGTGTCGCCGAGCTTGGAGGCGAAGAGGTCGGTGAGGGGTAGCAGGGTGCGGATCGCGGTCTCGAACTTCGGCAGGGCCCGCTCTTGGATGGCGTCGCGGATCCGGTGCAGGGCGGGGACGACTTCGTTGTTCAGGAAGAGCGCGAAGCGTTGCGCTGCGGGTGAGGCTTTGTCGAAGGCGTCGGCTGCGCCGCCACCAGCGGTGTCCGCGGCGACGACAGCGTCGCGGTAGGCCTGCGCTAGCTCCCTGCTGGCGTCGGTGACGGCGCGCTGAGCGTCGGCGTTGGCCCAGTCGGTCTGTTGGATGGTTTGGGAAAGCTGGATCTGTGCGTCTTCGATCGAGCGGGCGGCGTCTTTCCGGGCTTGGGTGAGGGCTGCCTCGGCGTCGCCGACGTTCTGTGTCGCGTCAGCTACCCGGGCGTGGGCGTCGATTACGGCTTGATCGCCTTCGATGCCGGTCTTCGCGGCTTGCTCGGCTTGCGTGGCGAGCTGCGCGTTGCGGTGCTGGACCTCGATCAGGGCTTCGTCGGCTTGCTTGACGGCGAGCTGTGCCTCTTGCAGGTCTAGACCGCTGCCGCCGGCGCGCTGTACGCGGATGAGCTCTTCGCGGGCCCGCTTTGTGCGGATGGTGGCCGCTTCCTCGTCGAGCATCCCGCCGTTGACGGCGTCTTGGAGGTCGATGAGGCGTTGTCGGGCTTCGTCGCGGGTGCGGTTGAGGTCGGCCTGCGCGGCGTCGGCGGCTTTGACGGCGTCGGTGTAGGAGCGTTCGGCGGAGGCCACTTGCTGCGCGGCCGCGCTGATGGCGTCGGCGAGGGATCGTTCGGCGGCTTTGACTTGCTGGTCGCCGGTGATGGCGGTGCGGTTGCGTTGCTCGATCGCGCGTTCGACGGTGCGTTGCGCGGCCGCGATCCGGTCGGCGCTGGCCTGCGCGGCTTTCGCGGTGCTGGCTGCGCTACTTCCCCCTCCCCCTCCTCCGCTCTGGCGGGTTTGTAGCGCTTTGAGGGCTTTGCCTACCCCGGAGAGGGCGATCGCGGCGACTCCGACGCCTTGGGCTAGCGCGCCGGCCATGGCGAGGACACCGGCTAGGCCGGCGATGGCGGGTGCGGCCGCGGAGGCTACGGAGAGGAGCCCGCCGGCGAGTGCGGCGACGGCACCGATGACGGGCCCGATGAGGGCGGCCGCGCCGGCGACGACTCCGACGATGGTGCCCAGCGTTTTGAGTTTCGAGGTGTCGACGTCGACTTTGATTTTCGGGCGTTTGCGGTCGACCTGATCGGCTTCGCGGGAGACCGCGGCCAGCTTCGCCCGGGCCGAGGCGGTGTCGGCGTCGACGTTGAGCTTCGCGTCACGCAGCCCGGCGATGGTCGCTTTGAGCCGCTCGATTTTCGCTTCGGCCCGGATGATGTTCGCGTCGACTTCGGCGCTCGTAGGTTGGGTGCGGAGCTGGGAGAGCTCGCCCTCGACGGCGTGGAGCTCGGCGCGGGCCCGGGCTGCGTCGGCGTCGATCTGCAGCTTCGTGATGCGGAAGCCGGCCAGGTCGGTTTTGAGTTGCCGGATCTCGGTCTTCGCGCGGGTGGCGTCGACGTCGAGGGTGCTCTTGACCTTGATTTTTGAGAGCTCGCGGACGGATCCGAGGAGGCTCTTGACGTCCTTATCGGCGGCTTTGGAGCTGTCCCCTACTCCGCGGAGGCTCTTCGACGTGTCGTTGGATTGCTTCTCGACGTTGCCGAGCTCGGTGTCGGTGTCGTGGGCTGCGGAGCGGGTCTCTTTCAGGGCGTCGGCGGATCGTTTCGCTTCGCGGCGGAGGTTCGCGAAGTCGGCGATCGCCCGGAAGATCGCTTCGCCGGCGTTAGCTGCCACTGGTCAGCCTCGGATGCGTGTCCGGGAGGAGACGGGCATGAGGGCAGCGACTTGCGCCATGGTGGGGAGCTCGCGTTTGCGTTCGGATTTGGGCAGGAAGTGGACCTCGGCGGCCGCGGCCGCGGGCTGGCCTTTTTTTGCGTGCCCTGATGAGGCCCACATGCTCTGCACGAGGTAGCGGGTTTGTAGCTCTAGGCCGCGTAGGTGGGTGCGGTGGTCTTCCCGCTGCCGGGCGAGGACGACGTCGCGGATTTGCCTGACTCGGCGGAGCGGCAGGTCGAGGATCTGCTCGTCGGTCCACCCGTACTCCCTGCTAATCAGGTCGAACGTGCGCGCCCACGGCCGACGGGCCCAGTCGGCGGCTACTTCGGAGGAGTCCCCTTCCGGGTGAGTACCTGTGCGAAGCCGAAGAGCTGCCGTGCTTTTCCCACCAGTGCGGCGAGGTCGTCTTTTTCTTGTGCGACGACGGCGCCGAGGATGTCCATCGTGACGTCGATCGGGGGGTTGCCCATGAGCTCGCCGAGGGCTTGTTTATCGCTCTTGTTTCGGGGTTCGACGAGGGCGGCGAGGAGGTCGAGGAGCTCGTCGGGTGCGTCGGGGATGGCGGTGATGAGCAGCGCGAGGACGGTTTGGGTCAGTTCCTCTTTGTCGGCGGAGAGGTCGACGGATGCGATGCCGGCTCCCATTCCGACGGTGAGGACGCGGATCGCGAGGAGGAGCTCGCGGGTTTGGAGTCGGCGGATGCGGACGGGCATCCCGGCGATGTCGATCAGTGCGGGGTCGGGCATGATCACCGCGAGGTCAGGGTCAGCGGTCGCTGATGTAGCGGGAGGAGCCGCTGACCCTGCCTCGTTTACTGCGGCGGTGTTTTCTGGTGAGCCGGGGACCGCTGCCACGGTGCGTGGCTTGCGGGTGGTGCCTACCTTGCGGGGAACTGTGGCGGTCATGCCGCTCTCCTAGATTGTCGTGGGCTCGATCCTGGTGGCGGATCTATAACCCGTCAGGCAGCCGGCCGTGAGAGCAGGACGCCGACGCGTTTGCGGTTCGGGTTATCGGCCCACGGTGCACCGGTCTCGTCGCGGTCGGTGAGCAGCGCGCGGCCGTGGTAGTTGACCTTGAGGCCGTCTTTGTACTTCGGGCCGTCGAAGGTGATCGGTGCAAATTGGACCTTCGCGAGACCAAAGACGAACTCGCGGACGTTGCCGACGGAGTCTTTCGACGGGACGACGATGATCATTGGTCGGGGCGGTGTGTTGAACGAGGCCTCGGTCCATAGCGGCATGGAGTACGTGGTCTCGGCGAGGCCTCCGGTGCCGGGTGTGGTCGTGGCTACGGCCACGGTCCCGCCGGTCAGGCCGGCGTTGTTAACGACGAGGACGGGGACGTTGCCGCGGTTGAGGTCGAAGGTCACGACCACGGGGGTTGTGTTGATCGGCCCGCCGGTGACGGTGATGTCGGCGGGGTCGAGGTTGGCCAGTCCACCTAGCGCGGTGCGGATCTGCGCTGCGCTGGCGTTCCATGGGATACCGGCTGCGGTCTCACCGTCGAAGGTCAGGGTAAAGGCGCCGGCGGTGACGGGGCCGGTTGCGGTGAGGGTCTGTACCTCGGAGGTGCCGCCGGCTTCGGTGACCGCTTCGCCGGTCAGGTTCGCTACCAGCGGGAATGAGAGGTAGCCGGCTTGGACGGAGACGTTCGCGCCCTTGAGCCAGTTCCACACGGAGAGCTCGACGTCGTCGCCTTCGTTAACGTATGAGTCGGTGTCGGGGTCGAGGCTGGCATCGTTAACGCCGTAGATGTCCCAGCCGTCGAGGTCGGTGCGGACGAGGGCTTCCTCGAAGGTTTCGGAGCCGTCGAGGATCTGCGCGTGGGAGATCGAGAAACCTTCGAGGATCTGAGTAGGTGCGGTCATGCGGGCCTCCTGCCGGGGCGTAACGACGCTGTCGTCTAGCCGGGGAGTGTGGCCGTCCGGGGGTCGGTAGATCTATTAGCCGCGGCGTTGCCGGCGGTTCGGGTCATACGGTGCTGACTCGACGAGGTCGCCGGCGAGGTCGTACCGGTGGAGCTGCCTGCAGTCGCGGCAGGCGACCTCGATCAGGTTCGAGTTGCGGTCGATGACGACGTCAGGGTCACGGTGTAGGCGCATGAATAGCCGGGAGCGGTTGATCGGGCACCGGACGTCGACGGTGGTCACGGTCCGACGGCGGGGCGCCAGTTCCTCGGCTCCGCGGGGAGGCGGACGTCGGGGGCACTGTCGATGATGGTGGCGCCGGCGTCGAGGTTGCCGGTGGCTATCCAGTGGGCGACGTGGAGGAGCTCGTCGGGAGTGTGGTCGACGGTGCCTTCGAGCTCTTGGAGCTCGGCGAAGACACGGAGCCGGGCGCGTTGGTCGTCGTCGAGCTCGTCGAGGTGATGGTTCATCAGAAGCGCGCCTTCCTGCTGGTGCCCTTGCGGGTTGGTAGCCGGCGGTAGCGGGTTCGTTTGCCGCCGGCGGTGGCGTGCGCTTTCTTGTGCGCGTATCGGCGGAGTCGTGGGTTGGCAAAGAACAATCGCCATTGCGCTTTACTCTTAAAGCCAGTAGCTCGTTTGCCCACGGTGTGCCTCCTACCCGGTGAGGAGCGCGACGTTGAGTGCGTACGTCGCGGTGACGATGGCTGCGTCGCCTAGTGGTGTACCCCGTCGGGTGCCCCCTTCGAGGACGGCGGGGGCGAGCCATTGCGTCGAGGTGTTGACGAGCAGGCCGGGGTTTGATCCGATGCGTCCCCAGATTTGGCCGCGGCGTGGGTTGTGGAGTAGGCGGTGCACTGCTCGCCAGAGCGCGCGGGCGTTGGTTGCTCGGTCGGTGCGGGCGATGTCGCCGGTTTCGTCGCGGGTGCAGTCGGCCCAGCAATCGACGACGAGGGTGGGGAACTCGGCGCTGGCGCCTTCGTAGGTGTCTGAGTTTGACCATGAGGGCCCGCGGGTGAGGACTACGGCACGGAGGCCCATGGGTTGGACGGGCTCTTCGAGGCGGTCGGTGTAGATGCGGGTTGCGACGTAGCCGGCGACGGTCTCGTCGGCCAGCAGGCGCCGGCGGGCGGCGGGTTCGAGCTCCATCAGAGGAACCTGCCGACCGCTGCGTCGATGCCGTCGAGGAGGGCCCTCTCGTAGTCGTCGCGGGATTGTGCGAAGGCGACGGTTAGCCAGGCGTGGTCGTGGCCGCGTTGGTGCTCGTAGATGGCGTAGTCGACGACGCGGTCTCGGCGGCCGGGGACGCTGACGGTTTGCCCGCCGTAGGTGACGTCGCCGAGGACGCGGTTATGGCCGTCGCGTTCGGTGTGGTACCTGCCGGTGGTGCGTAGGGCGTTGGTGATGACGTGCACGGTCTCTTGTGAGTGGCCGTAGAACCGTTCTGTGGCTCGGTCCCATTCGCGCAGGACTTCGTCGGAGGCGTCGAGGTTTTCTAGGCCTTCGATCCATTCGTCGAACTTCACGGGCACGCGGATCCGGCTTCTGGTCATCAGTCACCCTCTAGCGTGCTGCGGATATTGCGGGTCGTGATGAGTTTCGCCGCTTCGATGATGCCGAGCTGGCCAACCCACTCGACGTCGTCGGTGGCCGAGATCGAGATGCCGACCTCGGAGGTTTCCATGTCTTTGACTTTCGCGATGAGGATGGCGCCGGTGACGACGTCGGTGCGGTCGAGGTTGAGGGCTTCGATGAGCTCGGCGATCTCCTCGGGTGTCACGGTGAGGTGTCCGCGTCGAGGATCTGCTCGATCGAGAGGACCATGCCGCCGGCGGTGCCGGTACGTTGGCTGGTGATTGTCCAGCGTTCGCGGTTGTGGTCCCAGACGGACGCGGTCGTTTCGAGCTCGGTCTCGGGTTTGGGGATGGTGATCGTTGCGGTGCGGGTGGCCACGCCCGACGCGTCGTCGTTTTCGGTGGCCACGATGTCTGACCAGACGGCGGGCCCGTCGTACAGGGTTGACCAGCCGTACTCGGCGACGCCGTCGTCATCGGTGCCGGTTTTGACGCGGTGTCGGACGATGACGCGGCCGCTGATTTGTTCTGTGGTCTCGATAGGGACGTCGACGGCCGGGGTGCATGGTGCGCATTCGACGCCGGTGGCGGAGAGGACCACGCGGACACCGGGGGTCGGGGGGCAGCAGGTTCGGCCGTCGAGGGCTACTCGGACCATGGGTCACCTCCCGGCGGTTGTTCAGCAGTAGCGGGCCTGCCCGTGGCGCGACCCCTAACAGGCCCGCTACTGCACGTCCCCCTGTCCACCACGAACGGCGGGACGGTCTTAGTTACGCACCTAGCGTGAGCTGGCCCAGTAGGTGCGCGTTGGGCATGGTCGGGAAGGCGACTGCTACTGCCTTCGACCACTCGCCGGGAGGCTCGTCGGTGCCGTAGGTCGAGGCCCAGATGCCGGAGGCCATTTGCTGATAGGGGGTGCCGATCAGCGCGCGGGACTCGGCGGTCGGGCCCCAGAGTGTGTTCCCGACTGGCATGCCGGGGAGCAGGACGCCGACGTTCTGTCGCATGGGCCTGACCTGCGTGACGCTGCCGTCGGCCGCTTCCGCGCCTACGCTGACGTCATAGGTTTGAATCCGGGGCAGGTCATAGCGGTCCATTGTGGCTTGCACTTCGCCGGGCATCATGGGCCGGTCGGGTGCGGTGGTCTGGTAGGTCCATCCCTTGATCTGGTCGTTGGTGAGCAGGTAGTTCGCGTACTTCCGTGAGGTCAGCAGGGTTTGCGGCCGCTGCCCGGTCTCGTCTTGGATCTTCTGACAGATCGTCATCAGGTCCGTCAAGGGTGTGGCGTTGGCTACGTCGGACCATGCGGGCCCGTAGTCAGCGGCGACCGAGGTGCCGGCGCCGTCGGCTTGCGTGACGAGGTTGATCTGATACTCGTCGTTGAGACCGAAGTCGAAGCGGATCTTAATGCCACCCTCGTCGTAGACGACGGCGTCTTCGGAGAGCGCTTGCATGCGGAGCCACTCGACGCGGGCTTGGATCGAGGCGACGAGGTTGGAGATCCCTCCGAGGACGCCACGCAGCGCGGTCTGCTGGTCGGCGGTGCCGGTGCGGGGGGTGAGAAAGCGGATGATCTCTTTCTCGGAGATTCGCCGCTTCCGCTTGATCGGGGGGAGCTCACCCATCACGCGCTGACCTTGTGCCTCACGGCCAGCGATGGGGGCTTCGGCGTCCCAGCCGATGACGTGCGCCATTACCGGGATGTTCTGTGCCCCGATGATGTACTGATACTCGACGTCGTCGTGTGTTTGGTTGGGCAGCCACGTCGCGCCCTGGTACGCGGGGAGCGGGAGGAGCGCGCGGACGTAGGGCAGGAGCAGCGGCGGGGTGAGCTCTTCGAGCTGCCAAATGTTCACTGGTAGATCACCCTTCCGCCCATGTCAGCCTTAAACGCCGAGTCAACGCCGGCGCAGCGGGCTTCGAGTACCGACCCGTGGATGAGCATGCCGGCGAGGGTGTCGCCCCACTGGACGTCGATGTCACCGGGGAAGAGGTGCCCGGTGCCGACTTCGCGGCCGTCGGCTGCGCCGGGGTTGGCTCCGCCGGCGGTAGTCGTACCGATGGTGACGTCTGGCGTGGTGCCGCCACCTAGGCCGGTGGCGTTCTTTGTCATCGCGGCTACGTCGGTGCCGATGTACTGGCCCTTGAAAGTGACGAGCAGCGCGGACCCGGGAAGCGGCCCGCCGGTGACGAGGACATCACCGGGGTTGATATTGCTGAGGCCTTCGAGGAGGGTCTGCGCCTGCGCTGCAGTGGCATTGAACGGAATAGTTGCGGTTTGACCGGCAAAGGTGAGCGCGAACGTTCCCGAGGTCGGCCCGCCGGTAACGGTGACGGACTGCACTTCGTTGGTTTGCGGGAGGTAGGGCCCGTACTTGCCCGAGACGGTGATCTTGCCGATCGCGGTGCCACCTCGGAGGATCCGCTGCCCCTTCGCGTTGGCGGGCACGGTCGTGTAGTCGATCGTGATACCACCTTGCTTGACCATGTAGTGCTCGGAGGCGAGCCAGTCGACGGACGGATCGAGGTCCGTGGTGACGGTCCGTAGCCCGGGGGAGTAACCACCCCCAAACTGTGCCGGTGCTGTCATTTCCTGCTCCTATTCGTGGCGGCTACTTCGCGGCCGGGGCTGTTTCCCATCCGCGCTGTGTGTTCTCTTCCGCTGCCCACGCGCTCATTTGGCCTGCCTTTGCGCGTACTCGGGTGGCGTCGGTCTGGCTGACCGGCTGGCCTCCGACGGGGATGCCGACCGAGGTGGGTACGAATCCGGCGGGCTGAGCTCCGTCTTCGCGTAGTGCTCCTCGGCTGCGCAGTGACCGGATCATTTGCTCTTCGTAGGTGCGTCGAAGGGTCGTGATCCGTTGGGCGACCTGCCCTGCTACGTCGCGGCCGGCTTGATCGGGGGTGAAGCCGCGGGCGAGCATCCCGGGGATCATCGCTGCGGCGAGGTCGGCGGCGACTGCCTGCTCGTCGACGGAGCCGAAGGTGATCTGACCGGCGGTGTACTCCCGTGCTGCCATCCGGGCCTCTCGGAGGTCACCGTCTGACGGTCCGGTCGGTACTGGCGCCGGCGGAGGGTACTGCTGCGGTTGCTGCTGCGGTTGCCCTTGCGGTTGCTGGCCGTGGGCCTGCTGGTACTGCGGGTTGCGCATGGCGTTGACCTGCCGGTCGACCGCTGACTGCACTTGCCGGGAGATGAGGTCTGCGATCGCGTTCGCGTCGAGTCCCTGCGCCGGCGGTTGGCCGGGTTGCCCCTGCTGGCCGTAGATGTACTGGCCGGGTTGCCCTTGCTGGCCGACCTGCCCTTGCTGCGGCGCGACGTCGAGCAACCCTGACCACGGGTTGACGGACTGCTGCCCGGGTTGGCCGGGTTGTAGTAGTCCACCCTGTATCTGCTGGCCTTGCTGATCAGCGGGGGCGCCGGGTGCTTGCTGGCCTACTTGCTGCGGTGCGGCCGGTAGTTGGGCCGGTAGTTGCTGCGGTTGGCCTCCGGTGGTGCCCTGCTGGCCGGTGTTCGTTTGCTGCGAGTTGGGTTGGGTCATGTCGCGCCTTCCGTCTGGCGCGCTCTTCGGCTCCGTTTGCCTCTCGTCCGTTCCGCCCGTGGGCAGGTTGCCCCGTTCGGCCCGGCGACACCCGGCGTTCGCGCGCCTCTCATGGGGGCGGATCATCCGGGGTTCGTGCTGGCGGTGACCATTGCCGGGGTGATCACGGCGGTTTCGGGTCTTACAGCCGGTGGCGTGGGTGTGTCACTGCCGGGGGTGTCTCGTCGTTGACGGGGCGGAGCGCGCCGGGCCCCGGGTCGGGGGGTTTGGTCGGGGGCCGGCGCGGCAGGCTCGTCGACGAGGGGGAGGTACCGACGAGCCCGTCTTTGAGCATAGACGGAGGCCCGCGTTTCCTGCCTCCCCTGACGGGGCAGTTACCCGGGCCTCCCGTGGGCTGATGTTAGTGCCGGAGCGCGGATTTGACCCATCCGGCGAGGTCGTCCCAGCCTTCGGCGGCCAGCACGAGGGCCCAGACGGTAGCGGTTGTTTCGGCGTCGAGGTCGGTGTTGCGGATGGCGGTTGCCGCTTCGTCGCGGTAGGCGCGCAGCACGTGGTTTGGTGAGTTATGCACATGATCGTCTCTGATGACGACGAGCGCGCCGGGGTTCATAGGAGCAGTACCACGAGAATGACTCCGAGGGCGACGAGGCGCCAGGAGTGCCGGCGGTGCAGCAGGATCCGCTGCGTCTGGCGGTCGAGGGTGGTGGCGGGGTGCCCGGCGGGGACCATGAACGCGAAGGGTTGGCCGTGGCGTGCGGCGTAGGCGGGGTCGAGGGTGGCCAGTAGGTACGTGTCGTCGCTGACGATGTCGCCGATTCGGAGATTCTGGTCGGGGCGGATGGCTCCGAACATGGTCGATTCGCGGCGGGTGCGGCTGGTGGTGATGGCTTCGTCGAGGTCGGCGACGTGGGCTGCGAGGTCGAGGTCGAGGGTGCCGGTGCGTAGTTGCCGGTCGAGCTCGACGGGGTCGTCGAGGTAGCGGTTAAGTGCGTCGAGGTACTTCTGATCGGGTTGGCCGAGGATCGAGTCGAGCTCTTCGCTGTAGTCGCCTCGGGCGACGTAGCCTCGGCGTTCGTAGGTGGCTTCGTGTGGGCCGGGGATCATTCTCGCGCCGACGCCGGCGGGGCCCTTGCGGCGTTCGGCGAGTGGCCGGCGCATGATTTCGAGGTTGGCTTCGTCGCGGTGGCCGGTGAGGAATCCGTCGAGGTAGGGGATGATCACGGACCTGCACCAGCGGTGAAACGGTGGGTGGTCGAAGTCGCCTACGAGGGTGCGGAACGGGTCGGCCAGTTCGCGGATTTGGCCGGCGCAGTCGAGGCAGATCATGGTTGTGGCGGGGTCGATCTGCGCGAGTAGTTGCTTCCGCAGCAGGGGGACTCTAGGAGGCCGCGGCGGCACGTGACCAACCCTGGTAGCCGGCGAGGAGTAGGCCGTTGACGACGGCGACGGATCCGGCGCGGGCCTCTTCGACGCAGCGGGAGCGCAGGGCCCAGAGCACTCCGCGGCCGGGTGCGCCGGCGAGTCGGACGGGGTCTTCGGAGCACCAGCGGCGGGCGAGGTCGGCGGGTGTCTCTTCGGGGTGTACTGCCCAGACGCGGGCTTGCTCGGTCATTCGGCCGGCGGTGATGCCGACCTCGACGGCGATCCGGGCGCAGGCGGTGGCGTAGTAGCGGGCTTCGAGGTCGGGGGCGATGGTTTCGGCTGCGAGGACGCCGGCGCCGGCGACGGGTATGGCGTGGGGCCCGACGGTCTGCTGACAAGTGCGGAGCTGCCGGGCGATCACTGGGAGGGTTTCGCCGCGGGTCAAGGCGAGGAGCTGTGAGATCGCGGGCCCGGCGATGGCGAGGATCTGCTCGGGTGTGGGTAGGAGCTTCGGCACTGCTCGGCGTAGCGCGGTGCGGGTGCTGGCGCCGGCGGCGACGGTGCGTTCGGTGAGGGATACGGCGACGCCTCGGAGCCCAGATTCGATGACGGCGGCCGCGCGGTGCTCTTCGACGAGCAGGGCATCCATGAGGGCTTTGCTGGCGTCGGCGACGTCGCGGCCGGCGGAGGGTCGGCCGCCACTCATCGGGCGGGCCGGAGGTGGGTGGGATTGTTCACGACGCCTCCGACGGTGCCGGGTGGTGTGTTGGTGCCGCCGACGACTCCGGTACCGGGTGAGGGTGCTCCGCCGAAGCGGCCGCCGTCGATGCCGCCGAATGCTGCCTGCTGCGCTTGCTGGTCACGCTGGCTTTGAGCGTCGATCTCGCCGGTAATCGTGGTGATCTCGGTGTTGGTGTACCCGCGTAGCCGGAGGGCCTCTTCTCGAGAAATTAGGTTCGCGGTGAAGTCGTCTCGGATTTGTGCGGCGTCGACTACTCCGCCGGAGCCGGTGCGGATCTCCGCGGAGCGTTGTGGGTAGACCTTGAGTGGGTCGATTTTCAGGGCTTCGACGACGGCGGTCACGCGGTCGAGTTGGTCTGCGCCGGCTGTCCAGTGGGCTTGACAGTCGAGGACGATGTTGACGAGGGCGAGCCAGTCGCGGACGAGTTGGTTGCGTAGGACGTCGAAGGTCGATTCGGTGCGGGTGTTGAGAATCTCCAGCGCGTAGCCGGTGACGGCGCCGAGGCCTTGCAGCGTGGACTGGTCGACGCGGGCGAGTCCGAATGTGCCGTAGAGAGCGTCGAGGAGCACGGTCCGCTGATGTTCGATCAGCGCCGTGTCTGTGGGGAGTACTACGGGGAAGGCTGCGGTGCCTCCGGGGAAAGTGAGCACGTCGGCCACGTCTTTGTGAATCTTGCCGTCGGCTTGAGTTTTCATCATGGCTTGATCGCCGACGACGACGAGGGTTGCGTGCGCGTTGTGAGCAGCGGCGAGGAAGCCGCGCTGCAGCAGGGAGTCGAGGCGGTCAGCCGTTCGCATGGCGCGGGTGCTGACGACGGACTCGCCGCGCTCGACGCGCAGGCCCTTACGGGATCCGCGTAGCAGTCCCCACGGGACGAAGGGCACGCCGACTGGGATGCGATCGAGGAGGACGTCCTCGTCTTGCCCGGGGCGCTCTTCCCACCACGTCTCGACGCATTGCACGGTGACCGGGCCCGTTTCGGGGGTGCCGTCCGGGCCGGGGTACCAGTAGGCCTCGACACGCCATTCGCGGCGGATGGTGACCTGATGAACGTTGCCGTCGTCACCGGTGCGCCAGTGGGTCTCCCAGAGAGCGACGAACTCGGGGCGGTCGGATCGTTCGCGGGTGAAATCCATGCGGACGGCGTCGCTCGGGTAGAAGTCGAGCCAGCAGTTGCCGAGGGCGACGTCGAAGCGGACGCGTACGGGGCAGTCCATCGCGAGGAGAGCTTCGCGGGTGACGCGTTCGACTGAGAGCTCGTCGTCGTCAGCGGTGCCGGAGAGCTCCGGGGATGAGTCGAGGCATCGGTCGATGACGTCTTGCACGGCTTTGTCTTTCGCCTCGACGGCGAAGTCGGTCACGAGCCGGTGGGTTAGGTAGTCGACGGAGTCTTCGATCTCCGAGGAGTAGGCGTGGAGTCGGAGGTGCTCGGGGAGGCGCCCGGAGACGATGGCCCGGGCGAGCATCTTCTCGCCGGCGCGAGCTTGCTCGGCGGTGAGGCCGGCTAGGCACGCGGTGTTGTCGGCGTCGAGTTGGGTGCCGCCGTAGTAGGCGCGGCGGGCGGCGACCTGATCGCGTCGGACGAGCTCGGCTGCCTGCCGGAAGTCGCCTTCGCTGGCGTAGGTGGCCGTGGCGAGTGGTGTGGAGACCCTCATGCCGATTTGGCCGGGTTCGTTGTATCCGAGGTCAGGGCTGGTCATGCCGTGATATTGCCCTACGGCGGTCACTGTGTGCGTCCGCTGGTGACTGCGGCGCGGAACTCGCTCATCCCGCCGGAGGCCATGCGTAGCCCGTACCAGAGGTGCCAGAGCGCCATAACGGTGTCATCGTGTTCGCCGACGCCTTGGAGTTTGCCGTCGACGTAGCCAAACGCTGCGAGCTCGATCAGCATGTTTTCGATCTCGCCGACTCGGGTGCCGTTGCTGCGGTAGGGGAAAGACCAGCGGCGGGCGGAGAAGTCGATGAGGAGCGCGGGGACTCCGATGTGTAGTGATTGCTTCTCTTCGCCGGCGCGGTGGCGTAGGACCGGGACGTCGGAGTGTGCCTCGACGGTTTGGGCCCAGATGACCTGTGCAGCGTCGGCTTCGATGACGACGAAGTCATCATGGAAGAGGGCCCACTGCTGCGCGATGAGCTCGCACTGCTCGGCGAAGGTCTTGCCCTCCCACCTGTGAATATCGAGGACGCGTTTGCGGCCGGTGTGCAGGTCGAGCTCTCCCGTGATTTTGACGAGGAAGTCACCTCCGACTTTCTCCGACCATGCGAGGTCCCAGGCGGAGACGACTATGAGGCGGTGTTCGAGCCCGTTGGGTTTGAGGTAGTGGGGGAGACAGCCGCGGGCCTGGTCGAGCATCGGACGCATGAGACGCCGGGGGAAGAGCGACGACTCGTCGGAGCGTGCGCTGGTCAATAATTCACGGTCATAAAGTATCGGGCCGAGCTCTTTGCGCTTCGCGTTCAGGCACGCGGTGTTCTTTGGGCAGATCTTGCAGGGGAGCTCTCGTTTGATCTCGGGTCGGAGCTCGGGGGGTGCCTCTTCGACTTTGTCGACGCACTCCTGCAGGGCGATCGCTGGCCAGCGTGACTGCCATAGGGATACGCGGGTGTTGACGTCGACTACGGCTAGTTCGTCGCCCTCTTCGAGTGGGTCTTCGTCGAGGACGACGGACCGGCCGAGCACCATGGGTCAGCGCCATCCGATGGGGGCGAAGAGCCACCCTTCGTCGATGAGCTGGTCGAGGCTGTTCTCAGTGACGGGCAGGCTTCCGTTGTATCGGCGTACGCACCATGGGCAGACCTGCCCGGCGTGCGGGTGTAGGCCATGCACGGTGATCTGTTCGTAGGCGTCGGCGCAGCTTCCGAAGACGTCGGCGCTGATCTCTTCGCTGCGTCGGGGGCAGTACCAGTAGATGTGGTCGGCGTTGATCCCGCGCCACCACGGGGTGATCAGTTCGACGGGTGCGGTTCGGGTCATATCTGCAGGTCCTTTCGGTCGACTAGTAGTCGGATACCGGGGGCGAGGCGCCCGTGTTGTCGTGCTGCGCGGGCTGCGCCGCGGGGTCGCATGTCAGCCTCGTCGATGAGTAGGCGCATTAGCCGGGCGATGTTGACCTCGTCGGCTGGCCAGCGCATGCGCTTACCGGATCCGGGGTTTGGGTTCTCTGGTCGCAGGAATCCCTGCGTTGTCCAGTGGTAGAGCTCACGGACGGTGATGCCGTGCGGGTAGAACGCGTGGCAGGTCACGGTCGTGCGTCCGTCGAGGGTGTCGCTAATCGTCACTGTCGCCTCGTAGCTGTTCGGCCAGCGTGGTCGCTTGCTCTTCGGTGAAGACCAGCGTGCCGACGCCGGGAACGCAGATCGACATTTCCCAGCGGCCGCGGTGCCATCGGAAGATGAGCTGCCGGCGGGTACTCGTCTCGACGTCGGTTGTTTCGATTACGACGCTGCCGTCTTTATTGACGGTGACTGGTGGGATCCCGTTGTAAGCGGGCTCGGGCCGGGTCACCGGCGGTACGCGTCTCGGTTGTCCCATGCCCGTTTGGCCTCGAACGATCCGCGTTTGGTCTCGAACCACCAGCGGGCGGAACTAGCTCCGACGCCGGCGCCGAGGATCCCGCAGATGATCCCGGACGGGCCCATCATTTGCACAAGTGCTCCGAAAATCTCCATAGGTCGCGCCTCCCAGCAGCAGTAAAACACACGATCGGGACTCACGGCCGGTGTCGCTCGGGTAGCCGCTGGTCAGGGGCCCGGGCGCGGCTTACGCTCGGGTTTCCGTCTCCCGGTGTTGCCTGACACCCTCCTGACGGAGTGCGGCGCCCGTGGCCTGTCTTTGGCCCGGGCGTCGCTGCCGTCTC